ATGAAAGCTCGTGGCCCTTTTTGTATACGTCATGCTGCTGCGGACACTTTTGCAATGGTTGTTTTCTGCTTTGTATCGGGGATGATTATTGAAATATTTATCTCTCAGATGACATTTGAGCAGTCACTAGCGTCGCGAACTCTGTCTATTCCCGTAAATATCGCCATCGCTTGGCCTTACGGCGTATTTAGAGATTTTATGCTGAGACAAGGTCGACGTATTTCAGAAACTAGTTTGATGAAAAACGTGTCAGATCTCGTTGCTTATGTGCTTTTCCAATCACCAGTATATGCTGCAATCTTATACACAGTTGGAGCATCAACAGACCAAATAATGACAGCCGTTGCGAGTAACGCTGTGGTTTCTTGTGGTATGGGGGTGATTTATGGCTACTTCCTTGATATGTGTCGCCGCTGGTTTAAAGTGCCCGGTTATTATCGTGCGATGTGATACAGCGAAATAAACAAAACACAGTTGTAGGGAAAATATTCAATTTAGCCAATTAGTAAGCAAATAACTTAGTTAGAACGCTTTTTTTGGGATTTTTCCTTGACGATCATTAGCTGAATCATTAAATTAGCGCCTCGTTAGCCGTTATGGTTAACCTCCGGTGAGTTGTCCGAGTGGCTTAAGGAGCACGCCTGGAAAGTGTGTATACGGCAACGTATCGAGAGTTCGAATCTCTTGCTCACCGCCAAATCAAACGTTATTACGTCTGATATTTATCTACAGTGTTGAACTGAAAGGGTTTTTATCAGACGGAATAAATATTATCTATCTTATTTGTGGGTAGATAACCTCAAACTAGTAACACGCTAAGTAACACATTATACTAGCCGATGGCTGATGTGTTACTTTTTGCTGTTTCTGATATCTAATTTACTACCGAATTTTGAACCTGTTTTGGCGCAAGGGAATCTTGCTAACCGTTTGGTTTTAATAGCGTAGCCAGCAATAAGTAACACACACCTTCACAAGCGTTATGACCAAATAAAAGGTGTGTTACTTTATGGCACAGAGAAGTATTAACAAGCTATCCGCACGTTCTGTGCAGACTGCCGAGATCAAAGATAAGGACTACAAGTTATCTGATGGCGGAGGTTTGTATTTATTCGTTAGAAAGACCGGCTCAAAGTCTTGGGTCTTCCGTTACGTTCGTCCAATCAACGGGAAGGTTACTAACTTGGGCATTGGCCCATATCCAACTTATTCTTTGGCAGATTCTAGAGAGATTGCTACTCGATTTAGAAAGCAAGTAGCCGAAGGTATTGATCCACAGATTCAGCGTGAAACTGAAAGAGCGGTATTATCTGAAGAGCAAAACAGTTCTTTGGAACGCGTTGCTGAAATGTGGCTCGATACTAAAAAGGATACTGTGAGTGAAAAAACACTTGCTGGCCACACTCAAAAACTTCGTAAGTATGTTTACCCTGCCTTAGGCAAGCTTCCTGTAAATCAAATCACAGCCCCCCAAGCTATCGCGGCACTACGAGGTATCGAGAAACAAGGGCTACTTGAAACCGTTAAGCGTGTTTGCGCCATCTTGAACTCGGTCATGGTGTATTCAGTGAATAGTGGCCTTATACATCACAATCCGTTGTCTGGTATTGCCGCAGCATTCAGAAAACCAAAGTCCAAGAACTTACCAGCGCTTAAACCTGAAGAGCTTCCAGAGCTCATGCAGAAGATGTCCACCAGCAATATGTACTTTGCTACTCGATGCTTATTCGAATTCCAGCTTCACACGATGGTTCGTCCTGTTGAAGCAGCTGGCGCTTCATGGAGTGAGATAGACTTTAATGAGAAGGTTTGGACTATTCCTGCAGAGCGAATGAAGATGGACCGTGATCACCGTGTCCCGTTAACCGATGAAGTAATGTCTATCCTTGAGGCTGTTAAGCCGATCAGCAGTCACCGAGAATTTATTTTCCCTTCGGTTCGAGCTCCATCCAAGCATACTGACTCAGAAACATTGAACCGGGCATTGCGTAGGGCAGGGTTTGTTGATCGCACATGTGCTCATGGTTTGCGCTCGTTAGCTTCAACTACACTCAATGAAGCGGAATTCAATAAGGATGTTATTGAAGCTGCGCTTGCTCATGGCGATGACGACCGTATACGTGGCGCCTATAACCGCTCAGATTGGTTTGAACTTCGACGTAAGATGATGAGCTGGTGGAGTAAACACATTGTTGAAAATAGCGCAGTGAGGGTTTCATTGGCAGGATAAAAATAAAGGGGCGTAATGCCCCTTTTTTGTTGTGTCGAATGGCTAGTTCGACTTGTTGGCCTCTACGCTCAACAAATTCTATTGTGTGTAGTTTTGAACATCTCGAATCATGTGCCAGTGTTCTAGGTTAATGGTCCCGTGTCTGCGAATTCTATCTTCAAGATTCTTGATAAACCGCTCATCTCCCATTTCTGGGTGAGCGTATTTACGACCATCTTCAAAGAGCAACTCAATCTTGTAGCGCTCGATCGTAAGCTCGTTTCCTGCTTCATCTCTACCACCATAAGCTGGGTATGATGGGGTAGTCATGAGAACATCTTGAACTTTGATGATAGTTTTCTTTGATCTGGTCATATTGTTTAGACCCTTTCGAAGTTTGAACACTTAACAACGATCATACCATCACTGTCTTGACCAATCTTAGGCATGGTTTTGAAATCATCCCTTGATGGACAGTTGTGTTTGTATTGGCTGCTCAACCCTTTGCAGTTTACACACATGCTTCCCTTAGGGCGGTGAGTTGGTTTAATCCCATCACTTCTACCTGAATACGGCTCAGGTCGTTTGTAAGACAAGGTTCCGTTTCCGTTATCAACAAATCGAGACATGGCAGCGTTTGTTGCTCTATTGAAAGTCTGAACTTCAAGCATATCGATTTGATATTTGGAAATATCTGTATCGCCAGTTGCTATATGTTCAAGGTTTCCAACTTGATTTGTCTTAAATTCACCAAGTGGCAAGAATATTCTTGGAAATTCTTCATGCCACTTGCCAATCAATGGGTCGCAAGCTGAACATAAAGGTTCTTGTCCGTGAGCCGCTCTCCACGCATAATTAGATACTGCGGTGTTCTCTCTACAACCACATTTTGAACATTGAAATAAACTCATGACTTATTACTCGCCTCGATTAATCCTGTTAAAGCCTCTTTAGCTATATCCTTTAGATACTGCGCATCATTACTAAGTAAAATTGCCGCTCTACCGTTTAGCTCATCACCGTTTTGCTTTGCTTCTCGTTGCATGAACTCTATTGGATTAGCAATTCGCTTTAGTGCTTCAATGTATTTATTGTTTTCTTCTGGTGGCGTCCAACCAAGAGATATAAGAGCATCCCGAACTACCGCGTCTTTTAGCTTCAAAATCTCACGGTGCATATTGACTATCGGGTCGCGCGAAAAATGAGGGTCTTCGAAACTTTGTGTTAACTCGATACGGTCTGGGAATGTTTTGGCTTCAACTTTTACTTCCATGCTAACTTACCTGCTAGTTGGTCTAGCGAACTAACCAAGTTAAGTTCAGATTTAAGCCTCTCTACAAAAGGCAACCAGACCATTTCCCAAAGCTCCTGACAGCACGGGTCAATTTTTTTCGCGCATGGTAAGTACTCATAATCACCAAAAACTTTATTGAACAAATGGTGATCGATGAGTTCTTTGAAATACAAGTCTCCTTCGTCAAATTCCGTTTGAAGCATATCGCACCAAGCTTCTCGCGCTTCTTCTTTCGTTAAGTTTTCAGCACGACGAGCCTCAATAATTCGCCCTTTGACTTCGGTCGGGTACTGCTCAGGAGCCTTGATGTAGTGCTTATAATCTGTGAGGTTCTTCATGCAGTAATCAAAATCCAGATCAACCAAGAACTTTTTTGGATTACACCCACAATGGGACCAATACTTAGCGAACGTGCCGTAATCTGAATGAATTACCACGCTTACGGATTGCTCACCGCAAACTAGGTGGATATCACCCCAACCTTCGAAGGTTTCATGACGAACTTGGTAAAGCTCTGCTTGTGATTTAGTTACTTTAACCATGATTGAGAGCTCCTTTAGTCATTTTTAAAGCTGCTCTTGCCTCGATGACTACCTGATCTTCTTCAGGGTTCCAATTGCCCCAATCGCCAGAATGAACAGCGTCACAGTAGTAATTAACAAACCGTTCTAGTGTTTCTGTCAGGTGGTCATGGCATTTGATAGCTAGTGCGCCAGCTTCTTTTTGAGGACCAACAAGAACAAGAGCACCGCTTAGAGTTTTACCGAAGCTCTCTTTATCGATTTGGTCACCGAATACTTCTCTCATGCTCATGAGTTACCTCCAATTGAAGTGGTAGACGTTAACTCATGAAGTTTTTCCATTGCTAACTCCGCTTCTTCTTGATTTTTTGCGTTCATTAGCTCAATTGCAGCATCGGTTGTCAGGCTTGCTTTTATCGCTGGTCGTAGACCTTTTAAACGTTGAATCGTTAGCGTGTAGCGTTCATTAGGTTCTTTGGGGTCAACAAACTCTACTTCGAGGAAGTTTGTCGCGCCTTGGGCATGGAAATGATGAACAAACCCTGCAGCAAACACATGAAGTATAGAGCCTTCAAGTTTTAAGCCTAGTTCCTCTTCCCTTGCAACAAACTCAGTTATTTTGATATCCCCAACCATTGCATCAACTAGCTGATCCTGAAGTTTTTCGATCTCAACACGTTGTTTTTTTATGGTGCTGAATGGCCAGATATTCATGAGTCCACCTCATCTTCACAAATTGGAGAAAGGAAGAGATCTTCCATATTGTTAAACAAGTCATTTCCTTTGATGAAAACGCAGTTCAGTCCATTGGAAGCGCAAATAATTTTGTCCATGGCTTCTTCGAGTTCATCTTTATCAACGTATTCATCGTTGATTACGTCACAAACCAATTCCTTGAGCTCTTTCAAGTCATTGTGAAGGTTTCGACGGAATCCATTCATCGAGAACTCAAGTTGACGAATAGTTTCGTGTGGTGTGCAAATTGTTTCTTCAGCACATTGGCGCACGTAAATCATTGCAGCAATGTTCATTACATCAACCATGTCGCCTTTGGTTACATGTTCTTCTAGAAGGTTTTGCAAATCTTGAATTGAGCATACGGATTCATCCCACCACCCATGACGGCCTTTATCTCTGGAGATTTTTAATTTTTCTTCCATGGCCTGCGTGGCAAATTGAACAAGGCGATAATCAGCATAGTTTTCATGGCTCGCTGAAAGTTTCTTCAGGTGAGGAAAGTCTTGTTTAATGTGCTCCTGAATCTCTAATAGAGTCATGCCGCCACCTCCATTTCACGAAGAACTTCATCAACGTTCTTATGTATTACTTCGAACTCTATTACCCAGACGTAATCATTTGGATGTGATTGACCGTATATACTTTCCCAGACATGTTTGAATTGAGGCCAGCTTTCAAAACCTTCTTTCCTTACCTGCTCGTGACTCTTGCGCAGGTCGTTTAGTTTCTCGATGCGAACATCGGTAATTTTTAGTGTGATTCTGCTTGCCCTTCGTGGCATGTGGATTGATGGCTTGAATGTCACATCTTCAATGCTAATTCCGTCATCCAGTAACCACTGCTTTGGAATGTAATTGTTGTCACCTTTGCATTGAGATACAAAAAGATTCCGATCAGCCGGATGCTCCGCATCACACTCATCAATTTTCCCAATGCAAAACGTTTCGCGCACATAAAGCAGATCGCCAATACTGCCGAATGGTGAAGCTTCGGAAATGCAATCTTTCAGGAACTGTCTTTTATTATTGCATTCAACCGATTCAATATTGCTGACTCTCAGCATTGATTGATGGTAGTCACTAGGCCACCAATCGAAACCGTCACCACTATCTTCGGGTTGTTTCTTCATTGGTCGACGAGTAACGGTCTTGCGCCCATCAAGCAACGCTTTAACCATCTCAGTATTGAAGATCATAGGTACTGCTTTCATCGAAACACCCCCAATACATCAGATAGGTCACAACCACATGCTTTAGCGATTGCACGAGCTTCTTGTATATCTTCAATAGAGCGACGAGCTCTGCCAGTTTGAAGCTGTTCTTGAGTAGGTTTTTCGTATTGGCGGCCAGCTGCTTTCTTTTCATCAAAGAAACGAGGGTGCCCAGGTAGAATTAGATCGTTCATGCTGCAGACTCCTGAGATGCGTACTCGTGTCCACAGAAAGGGCAATGAGACAACTTTAAGCCATATTGACGGCTTCTCTTGTTCTTCATTGGTTCACCGTTTCTCTTTAATGGTTGGTATTCTGTATTTACATAAAGAGCAATTGGGGCTGATGGTTTGCCATCGATGAAGAAAACTCTGTTCTGCCAATCAATTTTGAGTGAGCCCTCAACCATTGGTGTGTCTTTAAGTTGTTCTTTTACCGAGAGCTCGACTTTCTCAAGCATCTCATTGAAGCAATTACATTTGGTCATTGGTCATTACCTTGTGTATAGATTGTTAAGTCGTGACTTATGCTTATTTAGACTTGCGCGCGTTTTTTGCAGCTTGCTTTTTCACTGGTGAAAGCAATTGTTCAGCTTTTGCAAGGCAGTAGTCGAAACACTTCCCCCCCTAGAACCACCGAATGATGCAGTGTTTCGATAAGTATCAACGGCGAAATTAGCTGCACGTTTTACATCAGATGCTTCATGTCCTTTGTTGGTGAGGATTTGAGAAACATGCTTGTGAATGAATGCTTCTTGCGAGTTGCGAAATGTCGTAACTCCATGTTGTGTCGTTTGAGTGGTCATTTGGTCTGTTCCTTGTGAATGCCGCTGGTGGCGGTTATTTACGGTTTGCTATTTTATTGGCAACCCAGTTAGTGATCTCTTTCTTAACCCAACCAATAGCCTTTGGGCCAATTTGTACTTTTTTAGGGAACGTCGGATCGTCGTTCTCAAGCTTGTACAACGTTGGTTCAGCCAAACCTGTAATTTTCGCTACTTCTTTTGCGCGAATAATTTGGATCTCTTCGCTGGTGGTTTTGTTGTCTTCGTTCATTTAAACCTCTGCTTAAAAAGCAATAAATTTGGCTGGTTGGTAGATGATTGAGCCGTTGGCTTGGTTACCAAACACATCCCAACCCTCTCGTTTTTCGTCGCAGCGAGCGAACATTTCGAGCTTAGTAACATCGCCTACTAAGCTTTCTACAATGTCGTAGGCTTCATCAGGCTTAGCGCTGTGGATGTACTTTCCTTTTTCATCCACTGGCATTTTGGCTTCGAAGTAATTGCGCTGAGACTTGTTCTTAATAAGTCTGCTTATTGAGCCGTTATACATAATGATTGCTGACTCAGTTGCAGCACGAGTGCCGAAGCCCATCCCAAAATTGTGCTTGCCAGTTTTAGTAAGCTTGCCCCACACAAGCCCATTCATGTTGAGAAACTTCTTAAACCCCCAAGCATGCCCGACTTGAATTGCGTCCATTGGCATTGAGCTCAGATACCACATGATTAGGATTGATTCGTCAGCAATGATGTCTCGCACTGGCATTTCACACAGTTCTTTAGTCGACATAGTGTTGTACTGGTGCTGCGCACCGGAGGTCATGCTGCCTCCGGTTTTTACGTTGTTTGTTCGCCATGGTGGGTCGGCATAGATAAGCTGATACGCCATATCACTTAGCCTTAGAGAACGAGCTAAAGACGGTGGCAATTAATGTTTTGATTTCACCAAATACCAGAGCAAGGTCAGCGTCAAGACGAGCCAATACATCTTCTTTTGGAATGTCTTCATTCTGATCTTTGATTTCGTCAGAGAACTTAAGTCCTTTGATTTGCATTCCATCCGTAAGGCTGAACGCAACACGATCTTGAAAATCGATGCCTACTTCACGAACCATTGCGTTATGGGCAATGTGGGCTTGGATTTCTTCTGAAGAGAGATCAGCGCTTTTAACACCGATAATAGGTCCATCATCCAAAATCGACTTGAGCTTAGCGCTATTGCCAAGAACGATACCTGCAGGAGTTTCACCAGAACGCACCCACTCAGTGATCACGGTTTCCGCAGGTGTATCACCGAGCAGTGGAATAACTGGTAAAGAGCCTAGAGACTTGCGAAGTAGGGCAAGTACGGTTTCTGCTTTGTTGTGATTCGCTGAATCGATGGCAATGTATTTACCTGATTCAATGATGTACAAATTGATGTAATCATTAACCGGGAGTGCATTAGGAAGAATATCGCTGAGAAGTTCATCTCGGATTTGGTCTTTCTGGCGCTTGTTGAGAGGGTGGCCGTCTTCTTCTTCCATTGCTGACACGGTTCGAGTAAGCATTTGGTTGAACGCAGAAGCGTTGATCTTGCGTTCTTGTTTGCAGTACTTGAGAAGAAAGTCTTGAGTACCATGACAATGGTACATGTGCTCTGTACTAAATGGAGATAGCCAACCTGTTTTAGCTTTATCACTAGGTCCACAGTCAACAAATGCGAAGTCACTAAGACAACGCTTGAGGTCTTCTTCAGTAATCGAGAAGCCTTCTTTTGCTTTGTACACCAAGAGGTTTTTAGGAAATACCGTCATTAGGCTCATCCTCTGCTTGTGACGTTTACGATGTATGTTATTATTCTGGCTAGTGATGAGGTTTGGTCGCCTCGTCACATGTCCAGCCCTGAGTAATCACGGTTTGGTCATAACCTTGTGAATGCCCCGCCTAGTGCGGGGTTTTCTTTGTCTGTATCTCAAAATGACACGTACGAGACACAATATAAACATAATAACCCTATTTGTGAAGGCTAGACTTAAATAAAATTTGATCGGTTTTTGAGCTTTCGTGACTTTTGTCACTAAAATAAAAATCCGCAGAATGCAATGAACATGTCTGCGGATTTATCGAAAGGGTATTTTGAGGCGGGTTATGCTGTGTAAGAGTAGCCTATGAATGTTCCTAAAATTTCCATTTGTCCTGCTAGCTCAACAGTTCGAATAGACTCAGTAAAATTGTCGTTTAGTACGCTTAGGTAGGCTTTACTATGAGCACTGGAATATTCCATTACTGCTGGCGTGCCTGATTCTAAAGGTAGAGCAAGAACAAGTTCTCCGGAGCGTGGTTTCTTCTGGCTCTCAAAAAAAGCAATACCACCCTGTTCGTACTTTCTGTACTTTTTACTAGCTTCAAAGTTAATGTTTGAGTCTAGTGCTACAGCAAAATTCATATTCCCGTAGCCTGTAGGGCATGGCGCTTTCTTTACTGTTGGGTCTTGCCTTGCGCTTTCTATAACCGCTGTTATCTGTTGTGATGAAAGGGATTCCAATACTTCAAAGGTAAGAATTGGAGCTCCAAATATATCATCTTCAGTCACAGGGCCTTCTCCAGAAATAAGCCATTCAACCCTGCACTCTAAAGCTTTGGCAAGGTTAACGGCTGACTCTGCCATCACACCTTTGTTTGGCATGATGAATATGTTCGTGATTACCGTTCTTGACACCCCGCTTATTGCGGCGAGTTGTACTTTGGTCTTTATCCCGAGATCCTGCATGCGTCGGTCTATGTTTGTCGCGATCACAGAGTAGTCTTTAGGTGAGACTGTTCTCCCCGGTCTACCTGGTCCTTTCTTTTGGTCAGTCATATAACCTCGTTTTATTATTATTTGTCCAACGTGGAATTATTTAATATGTCTCATACGTTGCAAAAATAATTATCGAACAATTCTAACTCTGCAACAAACTGTGTTTTTATACAGTATTCTTGAAGTGAATCTCGATTAAGCTAAATCACAAATCAATAAATTCCATTGTTGACACATTAAATGTAACGATCAAAGATATTATTCTGTTGGTTGTTACTTCGCTCTGAACTCTAGTAACCCAATAAATTAATCAATTTCAGTGTTTTTAGGTGTGGCGGGAAGTTTGTCACCTACCGGCGACCTATAGCCATCGGCAGGCTTCGCAGAGCACCGCCACACCCTAAATGCATTGATGCACTTCAGAAGGCCATGTTTGGCAGTGAATTTTTTAAAAGAAAGGCATTGATCTAGCAGAAATAAAAAAAACCGCCGTAGCGGGCGGTTTCTTAGAAGCCGGTGCTTAAGCACCAAATAACAAGAGAAATTATATGCATTACACCGTGTTAGTCAACAAGCCTGTGGCTAGGTATTGGTCGATAATCAGGGGGCAGGTATGAGCAGCTCCACAACGACGATCCGCCGCAAGCGAAAAGTCGACAATTTCACAAGAATCTCGAATGACGTTTTTAGGGATAACGTTCTTAGCTTTCAGGCTATGGGCATGCTCAGTTATCTCTTAAGCAAGCCTGATAACTGGGAAGTTTCGGCCTCTCACTTGATGAAAGTAACCCAAGGAACTGAGAAGCGAACTGGCCGCGATGGTGTCTATGGCATTTTGAACGAGTTGATCAAAGCTAAGTTTTGCGAGCGAGTTAAGCAGGGTGATGGGTCAACAATCTACATCGTTCAGGATTACCCTATTACGGAAAAGCCGGAAGAGGATACCCTAATCCGTGAAAGCCGTAATACGGCTAAGCCAGATCCGGCTAAGCCGACACAAGTAACTACTGATCTTAAAGTAACTACTGAAGTTAAATACTCCTTGTCTGAAAAAGATCAAAAATTTTCTAGTGACGATTTGAAGCTAGCGAAATGGATGTTCGAAAAAGTTCAGGAAGTTACTCCTCATGCAAAAGCTAATTTGAATGATTGGGCTGATGTCATCCGCTTAATGCGAGAGCGCGACAAGCTCACTCACAAGGTGATCGCTACTGTTTTCAAATTTGCCAACGAAGACAGTTTCTGGAAAGCGAACATTCTTAGCCCTACCAAGCTACGAGAAAAGTTCGCTCAACTTGATGCAAAGATGAATCAGTCAGGAGCACATGGATATGGGCCAGCCAACCAACATAACCAAGCTTACGGAGAGTTTGCCGATCAGTCGAAATTCCCAGAGCACTACCGAATTAAACCAAACGATGCCCCAGCGGTTAAAGAGTCACTTACCGCAATCCAACGTTCTTACCTCCACGAGTCTTCACAGCTGGAAGATGATGGTGAGTTTGTACGGGAAGTTGTGGGTGAGTATTCACGGAGCTGAGCCTAGTGAAGAGTGGATTCGATTCTTAAACGGGCTAGGTGAATTACAGATAAACCGAATGTTCGTGATCTGCCATAGCCGGTTATCCAATGGCGTCGTTTTTCCTCCGGTACTTGGTGAGTTCATTACCGCTGTAGACCAGAGAACAAAAACAGAAGTCGAAGAGGCTTACTCAAGGTTTCTCAGTAATACGCCTCAAGGAAGAGCTGAAAAATGGGTTATCAGCAATGCGGATTGGAACTTAAGGCGAGCGAGCGCTGGCACTGAGTTGGATATATACACCAAGTATCTACGCCAAGCGGATGAATTGGAAAAGCGCGGCAACTTGATACTGGCTGAAGAAGAGCTAAGAGCGCTACCTAGGCACACATCGATAGCTGTAACAGACAAAGCAAGGGAGGAATATTCAAGAAGCGGTAAAACGCACAAGTTATCCGAAAGGATAGAGAGTCTGAAGAAGCTCTCACAAGGTAAATGACCATAACCAAGACCAAAAGGAAAATACATGAGTATTTCATTACACGCAGTAGCACTGCACCAACTGGACAAAAACGAACAAGACGAATTGGTTGTTCGATTCTCTGCAGAAGCGCATCAAGCCGATGCTTACCACGAAACGCTTATTCAAGAATTGCATCGTAACTTCACGAACAAGAAGAAAGGGTTTGCTACGTTCCGAACTGATAGCGACGTTAAAACGCTCATTGGTACTTACCTAAACAACACTGTCGATTTTATGGTGCTTTCTAAGAAGTGCTCTGAAAAGCTGCGCGGTGAATTAAGTAAATATCCCTTTGCTGATACAGGGACTTTAGTTTTTGCGAAGTACCAATCTTTGGCAACTGATTACCTCATGGTCGGCCTAATTCCATCAAACAACGGCATGCGCGTACTTGATGACCTGAATCTAAGTGCTACGGCGTACCTCGATACAGTGAAAGTCGAACTGATGGCGGTGGTTGATCTCACTGCCTTGGAAACTCACCACGAATCAAACCGCTACATTTCTTTCGTAAAAGGCCGTGTTGGTCGAAAAGTTTCTGATTTCTTCTTGGACTTTCTTGATGCTGAAGTTGGGCTTAATGCCAAAGAGCAGAACATTGTCCTCATGCAAGCGATCGAAGATTTCTTAAGTGGTTCTGATAAGAGCGAATCACTACCTGTGAAAAAGCAAGTTGCTGACTACTGCAACGATCAGATTAATCACGGTGAAGAAGTTGATGTTAAAGAACTGTCTTCAGAGCTACCACCAAATGCTGAAGGCAAGAGCTTCATCGATTACACCAATGAAAATGGGTATGAGCTAGAAGATACCTTCCCAGGTGATCGCCCGACGGTTCGAAAACTTACCAAATATGTTGGAGCTGGTGGCGGGTTAAACATCAGCTTCGATACCTTGCTGCTTGGTGAGCGAGTTTTCTATGACGTAGAGACTGACACGCTAACCATCAAAGGCACTCCGCCTAATCTTCGCGATCAGCTAACTCGACAAGTACGCAGTAAGTAATTCAAACATGCGGGTCTCGCACCCGCATTAAGAAACAAGGTATGACCAAATGACCAATAGATACCAATCCGAAAAAATAAAAGAACTCGTCAATACGACTGAAGATAAAGAAAAGCTATTGGCGCTTATGATTTTTGAAGGAAAGCATGAACAAGTTTGTGTTGAATACATTTCTTCTATGATGGGGCAGCTATATAAGGGGAATATGTTGTGGTTCTCATGGGAAGACGATCAACTGAGATCACTATTTAACTCTGGTCTGTCCGACGTCGCCATAGCAAGCGAAATGAACACTACTCATGGTTCAGTTACATCAAGACGTAAAAAACTATCGTTAAATCGCTATCAGCATATCGAAAATGAAGAGGCACTAGTCTTTCAAATAAAGCAGATGATTGAGAGAAAAGTGACCGTGAAGCTCGCGGCTCAAGAGCTTGGTTATAGTGTTGCGACTCTATGCAAAGTCTGTAAGAGAAATGGACTGTCATTTAAAAAGCTAGCTTCAGATCATCATCGTTCAAAAGTATCAGCCTATGACCGAGCTGTTATATCTGCGCTTCACGATCAAGGTTACATGCCTGAACATATTTCCAATGCTCTTAACATCCCTCTAAGTACTGTTCGATGTGTGGCTTGGCATGTCCCATCAACTCAACATGTAGATGTGACACAAGATGAGAGAGTGAAACCTTTACTCAATTGCGAAAAGCGGTTTGGTCATTACATGACACCTGCGGAGGTCGAGCTGTTCAACAAAGAAGGCATTCAAGCTTTTATGGATAAGACTGGTCGCTCCGAAGAAACAAGCATGATGACGTTCGCATACCGTCAACAAAAACACCGCTTTGAAATGATGGGTGCTGGACTATGACAGACAACAACTTCGTACACCTAGAAGACAACCTGAAGCTCATCGGCGACGCACGTCTAAAAGCTGTTGCCAAATTTATTTATGAACATCGAGAGTCATTTGATTACGGAATGATCGCTGAGTTTGTGAATAGCAATAACGAACTAAAGCCAATAGCTAGACAAAGGGTTTCAAACCTAACAAAGAGCTTGGCTAATAACTTTGGGTTTGAGTTTAAAGCGCCTTTAGTAAGAGGCGGCAGCTATCAGCTGGTGAAGGTGAACCCTAAACCAATCGTAAAGAACAAAAGTGATGAAGAGAGCCAAGAGCTGTTCAGAGCCGCTTTTAGTTTAATGGGAGGTGGTCAATGAAATCAGGGCAAGGGAAGCTAAGCGAACGTTTAAGAAACGCTCCGCATTTGTTAGCCGATGAGCAGTACCTTAAATGGGTAATAGAGCAGGTGGAAGAGTTGGAGAAACTGGAGGTGTTCAAGATTCAGAGAAGGCCATTTCGTTACACACCATTTATTAGTCATTTCCACAAAGATGAAGATGCTTTTTGTAAATCGATTTTGGCAATGACGTTACCAAATAACACTGGTGATATTTAAAAGGAATTAGCTTTGAAGAAAAAGATATACATCGCAGGACCAATGACAGGGCTGCCTGATTTCAATAAGCCAGCTTTTCACTCTAAAGCTCAAGAGTTAGAGCAAGAAGGTTTTACGGTACTTAATCCAGCTGTATTGCCTGACGGACTTGAGCACCATGAATACATGCAGATTTGTATTCCAATGGTGATCGTATCTGACGAAATATACATGTTGGAAGGTTGGGAGCAATCGAAAGGTGCGCGTATGGAGCATGAGCATGCTCTCGATATGGGATTGTCGGTGACTTATCAATGCTAATACTTAAGCCATTCCTTCAACCTGATCTTGGTTTAATGATGTTTAAGCCGGGTAAGACCTTGCTAACTGAATTGGTCAAGATGAGTCAGGGGAATCGCTTGGTTGTTATGCCTCTTCCTGAAGAGCTGATTAATGCACCCAGTGGTAAAGTGAACTGTCCGGTTGTCCCGGATAGTTCATCTCGCTCATTGGTTGATGATGAAAGGCTGCTTGATTTCTTTCTTAATGATGAAGTGCAGAAGAGATTGGGTAGTTTTAGTCGTTGGCTTGATAGAGTCCCGCATTGCCAGCTGTCAGATGGTGAGTATTGCGACAAGAACCTGACAACACTGGAATATGAAGTAGGTGCTGCGCGGTTGTGTTGGCACCACGATAATGAAGAGCGTGACTATCAAGTAAGAAAAGGCGTAAGCATTGCGAAGCGAAACGTCATGCTTTGGGGATTAGATGGGGTAAAGAATCAGCTTAGAATCGATCGCCCTGTATCTATACCTGAGCTTTGCTGGTGGAGTGTTGTTAATAGTGTTAGTGAGCATCTTCCACAAGCTGTCTTAGATGAAGCGTTCGGTGTTAAGCATATTGAAAAGGCCAACACCTTGAATGTTCGTCGTGAGAGTGATGTGAGGTATAGCTTAGATGCGGCATCAGTGTTACCAGAACGCATTAAGGCTATCCCTTTAGTTATTGATGACGAACCACCAGCAATGTTTATGGCCAGACCTAAAGAGCTCACCTGGCATAGTGAAAAGTACCTGAAGTTCGTACGGTCGTTGCCATGTGTGGTTACTGGCAAAACTGACGGTGTTGTCGCTCATCATTTGATTTTGCATGGTGAAGGTAAGATGGGTGCTAAGGCCCATGACTTATTCGCGTTCCCACTAACAACAGATGAGCATCGCAAGTTTCATGATGATCCTGCAGGTTGGGAAAGAAAGCATGATTCCCAGTTGTACTACGTAAAGCAGACCATCAAGAAAGCGTTGGACTTGGGCGCTATCACTTGAATTTCATCTATTGGGTTATTCATTTGACTTAATTGATTCAATCCTAAGAGAGCGTCTCGCTCTCTTTTTTTATTTGTAATAGGTAGAAAGTACTAGGAATTTGTGTGATTTTCATCACCTAATTTATTGTTGATGTTTTCCTCTTTTGTGAACTATTATTGTCTCGTTCGATGAATTCATTTTCATCTTTCAATTCACAAGGAAAAGACCAATGACCAAATCACAACAAACCAAGCTTCAAGCGTTAAGGCTTAAGCACTGGGGAGGCACACTTCAGCAAGTGTCTTCTGTATTCCTTAGCATCTATTGCTCAAAGCGAGCGTGAGTATGCGACTAACAGCAAGTCAGAAATACCCTGAAAAGTATCAAGAGCTCGCAGGGCTTGGTTTCCGCCAAGCGGTAAAACTGTACGCGTCAACTTTAGGCAAAGAGCAGGATGAAGCTTTTACGATGCTTTGCATCCGCTTGAAAAGGGCTGAAGAACAGATGCGTCAATATTTGCGTAAAGGTCTGCCAGATAACTTGGTGGATAGCGTTCTTGAGGTGTTAAAGCAGCACCGCATTCCTTTCGGCAAACATCAGCTCAAACCAACAATTGCTGTCATCGAGATAACAATTGCGGGTGAAAAGCGAAATAAATCTTAAGAGGTCTCAATGAAACATCAATTAATGTGTATTTATCACGCTAACTGTTGCGATGGCATGGGGGCAGCTTGGAGCGTCCATCATGCTCTAAAGAATACCTATGACATTGAATTTGTCGCAGCAACCTACCAGACAGAACCTCCTGAAGTAGCGGGAAAGAATGTCGTTATTGTCGACTTTAGCTATAAGCGTGACGTAATCGCACAGATGGCAAAAGTCGCTAACAGCATCACGGTTATTGATCACCACAAAACAGCAGAAGCTGAGTTAGCGCCGTTATTAAAATCCGGTGCCATTAATGGCGTGTTCGATATGACCAAATCTGGAGCAATGCTTACGTGGGAATATTTCCACGGTGAAGAGACTCCGCCTCGCTTGATTGAACATATTCAAGATCGTGACTTATGGAAGTTTGAACTTGTAGGTACACGAGAAATACAAGCAGCTCTCTACTCATACCCAATGGAGTTTGATGTCTGGGATAAGCTCATGTTTACCCACTTAGATGATCTCTACAAAGAAGGTGTAGCGATAGACCGCGCACATCTCAAAAACGTAGATGGATTGGTGGAGTTCCTTACTCATCGTCAGATCATTGCTGGCTATGACGTACCTGCTGTGAATTGTCCGTATATGTTTGCTTCTGACGTTGGTAACAAGCTGGCGACTAACGAACCTTTCTCTGTGACTTACTACGATACCGAAGATAACCGTAAATACAGTTTGCGCTCAGTAGAAGGCGGAGTAGATGTCTCCGAAGTTGCCGCCCTGTTTGGTGGTGGCGGTCATAAGCATGCTGCAGGATTCAAAATACCATTAGACCGTATCAATGAAGTGTCGATGGTTCCAACAGCGCAATAGGTTCACATAGGGCGGTCTAAGGTCGCCCATTGCTAAGCTAGGGAACTTCGTTGAGTGGCTTCAACCAATTTCTTAATTAATGTCGTATGAGTTTTGAAATTTTCAAATAGTACTGAAGCCGCTCTACAAAGTTTCTTGGCAATGACGTTGCAGTCATATAAAGACGGAAAATCGAAGATGACGACGTAATCCGCGCCACTATTCTCGGGTGGAAGCTGAAGCCGACGTGGTGATGAGACCCAGCCACTAGGACGTAGAAGGACAGTAAAATCGCATCGGAACGGGCCGTGTCCTCCTCATCGGTGACCGTTATGACAGGCGGAAAGTCGCAAACAGAGCTGGTGGCTAGTCACCATCAGTCGTATCTGACTTGATAAACCAGATGCGTTGACGCCTCGGAAAGACGAGGTTTATTTTGATTATGCCCCGTATGCCAACACTAGCCTTCTAAGCTAGTACGTAAAAAGTTGGAAGGACGTGAGAGGTTCGATTCCTCTACGGGGTGCCAGTTTAACGCACCATTAAGGAAAATGTATGACAACAACAGTCAAAGTATCTGCACATTGTGCAGACGACAAAGAAGTGCAGATCTCTTATTCAGATGAAAACGGGCTTCAGCAACAAACCATTCAAGATGGTGAAGAGTTTGAGATGGTTGTTTATGATGACAAGACCTGTACAGTACAAGAAGTAGCGAAGCAGAGCGTTTAACGTAAGTAATAGCGCTATTTTTAGAGTGGTCTGCGTTAGCTAGTGCATCAGTGTTCGATTCATTAGTGCAGACCATTCTCAAAATATCCCTCCTATTTACCGCATCGCAATACTTAACTCTGGCTGACACTTTATGTTAGGTGCGTTGCGGTAACTCATCTCTTCATTATTCAAAGATATAGTTATACAATTGTTTTGTTCGATGAAAATAATTGTCTCTATTGGTGTTTTATGCGCGAGCTTGATTTACTAAGAATCTCTACAAAGAATAAACCAAGAGAAATTGAAACGTCTGAACAAGCTGCTCTAATTGAATGGTCATGGCTCGTTAGTTTTAAAGGCAAGAAAGTGGGTGAGTACATTACTCACATGCCAAATGAAGGTAAGCGAGGCTACAAGGCTCAGGCTGATTTTAAGAAACTAGGTGGGCGTAAAGGCTACCCTGATTTGATTATTGATATCGCAGCTGATGGCTACCATGGCTTAAGAATAGAGATGAAATCTCCTAGAGGTTTTTCATCATCCGTGTCAAAAGAGCAGAAAGAATGGATTGAACGTTTATCAGAACAGGGCTACTTAGCTGTGATCTGTTATGGGTTTGAAGAAGCAAAACAAGTCATTGTTGATTACCTGGGGATAGGGAAAGATGAGTAATGTTGTCGAGCTTTTAGAAAAGCTAAGCAAGCCGAAGTCGGTGAATATGAGCAATACCTTCAAAGCTCCGAAAAGCTCTCTTGATAAGCAAGAGTTGTATTCTGCGCTTTGTGTAGCTGGTAAAAAAAGTCCAATAGGATTGGCTATAGTTATGGCAACTGAGTTTGGAGAGATCCAGTATGTTGACCAGTTGCAAAACTACTTGATTGAAAAGTTAGGCTCAGAGGAGCTGATGACCGTTGTTTATTCTGAGTTGTGTTTTATTCCTCTGGGGAGAAATCAATTAAGAATAAAGTCACTACTAAAACAGTATGGACCGAGAGCAAAGCGAAGCCGACGCCTTATCGATTCATGGAACCGTGCAATCAAATCGTTAACCCGTTCTGGGCGCCATCAGGATTTAGTTAATCGTCACATGATCGATATTGAGTCCGAGCGTAAATCTCTTGATGATTGGGCGGATAAGTATTCAAAGTTATCTTGTAACTGTCCCAGATGCGGCGCTACTGGTAGTGTGAACGGTGAACGCTGCAAGTCTTGTCATGGTGATGGCTATTTCAAAAACAAAGTAATCAATTGGAAAGAACACTTAGGGCAGTTTGATATTAAACTGACGCCAGAACTTACGCTCAAGATAGAGTCCATCCTTGATGACTTGGCTATAAAAAAGCAGACGACTATTAATGCGATGACGAAGAGAGCTCGCTTAGAGCGCGCTGATTGACAAGGCATTGAGCTATGCGATAATTCCCAATAATAGAACACCTAACCCTGCCATTCGGCGGGGTTTTTTATTTTCCGCGTCAGTAAAAATCAAATAGGGACACTCCGTAAGGGGGTGGGTATGCGTATGAATGAAAAAGGCTCCAGTTTTATCTCGTACTTCTGGAACAGTATTTGTGGCTTCTTTGCGGGAGTAGGGGCTATCTCTCCAGATTGGTGGATGGTGATCATTAGCCTTGTCGGTATGCTAGTGACGGCTTATATCAATTACCACTTCCAGAAGAAACGCCTAGAAAAAGAGTTCGGTCTTGAGCAAGATTAGCGCAAATATTCGGTCGCTATCGGCTTTGGGCGCTTCAGCTTTAGCCATGGCCGCCGCAATGATAATGCCCTTAGAGGGTATTGAATATAAACCCTATTATGATGTCGCTGGCGTACTTACGGTTTGTTATGGTCACACTGGTTCAGACATTATTGAAGATAAGATTTATACCCACCAAGAATGTAAAGACCTTCTCGATGAAGACCTTGCAAAAGTTAAGCGCCAGATAGACCCGCTAATTAAAACTGACATTCCTGAACATACCCGCGCAGCTCTTTACTCATTCACATTCAACGTTGGTGTTGGTGCTTTTTCTCGTTCCACATTACTTAAGAAGCTTAACGCGATGGATGTGCCAGGTGCATGTACTGAGCTTAAGCGTTGGGTTTATGCCGGCGGAAAGAAATGGAAAGGTTTAGTTACCCGAAGAGAAATCGAGAGGGAAGTATGTTTAATACCAAGTTAAGCGTTTGGGGTTTAGCGATAGCGCTAGTAGCCTTCGTTACATTGTCAGCTGCTACATACGCACTCAGTATCAAAAACGAGCAACTGCAAAGTAAGCTCGCGGTGGCTAATTCTGAAATACTCGCTTATATCGCTTCAGAGAAGGCGCAGAGAGAAAAGATTGTTTCCTACAACAAGCTTGGTGAAAAGCATGCAAAGGAGTTAACGGATGCTAAGAATGAAATTGAGCGGCTTCGCAATGAGCTTAGTGATGGTCCTAAGCGGGTGTACGTCAAAGCCGAATGTCCCGCAATGCCAGCCAGCGATAGCTCCACCAGCAGCAATGATGCAAGCGCCCCACAACTTACCGGAGCAACTAGAGACAATTATCTACGTCTCAGAGAAATGATGGTTGAGAACGAACAGCAGACTCGTTATCTGCAAGACTACATTCGTGAACAGTGCTTAGGTGAGTAATGATCTGGTTGGCACTGATTATCGCCACTGCTTATTGGGTGTGGCGAGAAAGTCGTTCTGAGTGATCATCAAATGCTATGGCTAAAACAAAACAAGATAAAAACTGGCCAGCGCTCAATCGGGCTTTTCAGACTGAGCATTTAAAGACCGGGATTACAGTTAAACTCTGGTGTGAAAAGCACGGAATCAACCCATCTAGTGCGAAACGCTACATAAAACGCCCAGCAGTCGCAGAAGGTGTCGCAGATGGGCGCACAAAAAATAAAGGCGATGGGGCTGTAAGCAAGTCGCGGCAAGGGGTTGCGAGCTGCGACGAGGTGGTGAAAGATGCGCGAGAGTTTTCGCAGCAACTGTCTGCTGGGATGCTCGGAAATACCAACCAAAAGACACACGGATTTTACGCTGAGTTCATGGATGAGGAAGACATTGCCATCCTTGAGAAGAGTCACCAGGTAGAGCTCGATGCTGAACTTGGTTTGATGCGCGTTCGTTCTGCCAGAGCGTTGAAAGCTTTGGCGATGATCGGTGCTGATATCGAGAAAGCGGAAAGTATCGAGCAGCGTGTTCAGCTTTATGAGCAATACATCAAGATGCAAACCAAGTTGGACTATGCAGTTCAACGTATCGAGTCCATTACTCATACCATTGCCGACATTCAAGAGAAGAGTCTACTTGTCAGGCTCAAGATGAAGAAACTCAGTTCGTCAGCTGAGAAAGACCTTGAGCAAATCAGACTCATCCAGAAACAGATTGAAGAGAAGAGTGATCTTATCAACATGCGTAAGCGTGATGATGGCGACGGTAAAGTTACTTATGAGATTGATTGGTAGGTTTATGCAAACACTAACGCGAATAATCAAACAAGCTATTGATTCAAAGCAAAGAGTAGCTTTGGTTTCAGACTATGGCCTACATCGATATCTAGTGAGACAGATTGGCTGTGACCACGATGCGATAGTACATGTTGATGAAGAGCGACCGCATAACATCATGGCGTTTGATTTTGATATCGTCATTTACGACGAAGCGCCAAGAGACATAGAGTGCCTAACTATCTGTTGTCGCCGTGTTATGAGAAAGGAAGGGCGTGTCGTTGTACCTCCACATACAAATATCGATGCTTATCAAAAGTGTCTAGCTGAAAGAATGGAAAGATACTAACCGCCTACGGGCGGTTTTTTTGTGCCTATGAAAAACCTACTTATCGTTTTGTTTTGGTCTGCTATTTCGTTTGCCATTCATTATGTGATGGCTTCACACGGTGAACCACGTTCTCTGTGGTTGATGCAGACACTGGGCGTGATGTAAGTGCATATCCGCTACATTGCTTCACCGACTTTTAAGAAAGTCGTTCACAAGATTAGGCCTCTTGTTACTGCTATTCGTGGACCTATCGGCTCGGGTAAATCCGTTGGCTGTGTGATGCACATGAAGAAGATAGCCATGGAGCAAGCGCCAAACAGCGAAGGCGTTCGTAAGACTCGATGGTTGTGCATACGTAACACTTACCCAGAGCTGAAAGGTACGGTCATCAAAACCTTTCAGGATTGGTTGCCTCAATCTATCTGCCCGATCATTTATGACGCGCCTATTCGTGCGCTGTGGAAGCAGAAGCATCCAGACGGAGAAACCAGAATAGAAGCTGAGTTCTTCTTCTTGTCTCTCGATAAGCCGAAAGACATATCAAAGCTGATGTCGCTTGAGTGTACTGGCGTATGGATTAACGAAGCTCAGTTTATGCCAAGGTCTGTCGTCATGGAGGCGCTATCTCGTGCTGGCCGTTATCCATCTATGCGTGATGGTGGACCAACTTGGTACGGCATGATCATGGATACCAACTCACCAGATGATGATCACTGGTGGTATGAGATGGAGCAGGGCGTTGACGAAGAGACAGGTAAACCGAATTGTCCTGATAACTGGTCCTTCATCGAGCAGCCTGGCGGATTGCTGGAAATCACAGGTATACCGCGAGATGGTCTGTCACCGGAAGTTAGAAAGATGGTCGATGATGGCTACGTCATCGAGTATCTCGGCAAGACATTTGTTGCTAACCCAGAAGCAGAGAACGTCGACAACCACAAGAACAAGTGGGGCTACTGGCTTGAGAAGGTACAGGGGCAGACGCTGAACTGGATTCGATCGCGGATGTGTAACAAGTTCGCGGTCGTGGTCGATGGTAAGCCAGTGTATGCAGACTCGTTTAACCGTGAGTTCCATGTCAGCAAGAACAAGCTGCTACCAGTAAAGGGCTGGACTACTTATGTCGGTCTGGACTTTGGATTAACTCCTTCAGCCGTCTTTATTCAGATATCACCTGTTGGTCAGGTTCGTGTCATTGATGAAGTGGTTTCTGAAGGTATGGGTATTCGCCGATTCGTCACCGAGCAGCTGAACCCACTCATCGCACAGAAGTACAAAGGCTGTGATCTCAACTTCTTTGGTGACCCAGCTGGCGTCGGTCGAGCCCAAACAGATGAGCGGACCTGTTTCGAGATTCTAGAAGATGAAGGACTCGAAGCAGAACCAGCACCAACCAACAACGTAACCGCCCGACTTGAGGCGGTTCGTTACTTTTTGCACCAGCTATATCGCGGTCAGCCGGCGATTGTTATCAGTCCTCATTGTCGTGTGCTCATTAAAGCCATGGAAACAGGTTACCAGTACAAGCGGCTAAACGTGTCTGGGCAAGAGAAGTACTCAGACAAACCAGACAAGAACAAATATTCGCACTTATCCGATGCGTTCCAGTACGTGTGCTTGGCTGCACTGCCTGAAAACCGTCGTGAAGAAATCATCCACAACGCTGAATCAGCATACAAAACTCTCAACTCCAAAACCGGATACTAATCATGCAAGAACTTATCGAAGATACGCATCAACAAGGCGATGCGGATTTACTCACGCCTATAGAAAACTTCGGGCAGGAGTTGTTAGGTACGTTGACGACGCAATTGCAAGAGCGGAGTCCTATTGAACAACGTTGGGTTGATGATATGCGCCGCTATATGAGCAAGTACGAATCAGCCTTTTACAATGATGCTAAGGAGCAAAAGCGCAGTTCTGTGTTTATCGGTTACACCCGAAGCAAGACTGATGCTTGGGTAGCACAGATGACAGACATGCTATTTCCTGCAGACGACAAGAACTACGGTATTCATCCAACACCAGTGCCTGAGCTTGAGCGCATCCTTGATCTTGATGTAGAGCTTGAGACTGACGCTGCACAAATTGCCAAAAAACAAATGGATGAAGCTTTAGCACGAGCTCGCGCTATGGAATCACAGATTGATGACCAGTTAGAAGAGTGTGATTACGCAGGTGAGTGTCGTTGGATGCTTCATTTTGCTGGTGTGTTGGGTACTGGCATTATTCGGGCTCCAGTTATGGAAGTGCGTAAATCTTCTAAGTGGCAGGATGTTGGTGAAGGAACGTGGAAAGCAGAAATCACGTACGAAGAGAAACCGTCAGCGCGTAACGTCTACCCTTGGGACTTTGTACCGGATATGTCAGCTACTTGCATTGATGATGCTGGCTTTACCTTTGAGCGTGAATATCTGAACAAGCGCAAGCTAATGAACATGCTCAAGGATCCGCACAAGATTCAAGACGGTGTTAAAAAACTCATCAAGAAAGAGCCGAAGAGTACACACGTAAATAGCTCTGATGTGCTTGGCTATGTGAATGAGATCCGCTCATTAAATGGATTGCAGCCAACGTACAAAGACAACCGATATGAAGTATGGACGTATCACGGTCCTGTTCCTTTCCGTGTATTAGCTGAAGCAGGGCTAATTGACCCAGATGATGAGTTAGCCGATAGCGGTGAAATTCAAGGCGTGATTCAAATGGGTGGCGACGGCACCATCATTGACGTAAACCTGAACCCGTTTGATACCGAAGATAACCCATACTCAGTCTACTGCGCAGAACCTGATGTTACTTGCTTGTTTGGTTATGGGATCCCTTATCTGATTAAAGACACTCAAGACGTTATGAATTCAGCGTGGCGAGCAATGCTGGATAACGGTGTTACAACCATTGGCGATCAGATTGTTGTGAACAAAGGTGTACTAGAGCCAGCTGATGGTAAGTGGGAGTTTTCACCAAGAAAGATTTGGAATACGAAGGAAGCTGGTAAGTCTGTAGCCGCTACCTTCGAAGCACAAAAAGCCTTTGGTGTGTTCTCTTTCCAATCAAGACAAGCAGAGTTCCAGAATGTTATTGGTATGGCTAAAGCCTTTATGGACGAAGAGTCGGGCTTGCCGATGATTGCCCAAGGTGAACAAGGGCAAGTAACGCCTACGCTTGGCGGTATGTCTATGCTGATGAATGCCGCTAACGCTGTACGTCGTCGTCAGGTTAAAGAGTTTGACGATGACATTACCAAACCGCTGATCACTCGCTTCTATGTATGGAACATGCAGTTCAACTCTCGCAATGATATTAAAGGTGACATGAACTGTACGGCTCGCGGTACTTCTGCACTATTGGTGAAAGAGATGCAGACTGCGCAGATCATTGAGATGTTCGATCGCTTCTCGAATCATCCACACTTGGCGCCAGCGTTTGAATGGTACAACGGTTTGGAATCGCTGGTTAAATCGATGAGCCTTGGTGTTCAATCAATGCTGAAACCTAAGACTGAATATGACCAAGCAATGGAACGTATTCGCCAGCAGCAAGAACAGCAGCCGCAAGACCCTGCGATTGTGAAGGCTCAAATGGATATGCAGATTACTCAGATGAAGCATGAACACCAGATGCAGATTGAGCAATTTAAGGCAGATACAGCGCGTCAGGTTGAACAGATGAAAGCGCAAGGTCGTCTTGCTGAACAAGACATTAGACGACAACAAGCACTATTCCGTTATCAGAGCGAGCAAATGAAGCTGGCTCAACAGAAAGAAATTGAAACCATGCGCCTTGCTCAGAACGATAAGTGGAACACTGAGAAGCTGGTTTCTGAACTGCGTAAGCAACGTTCGCAGCAAGAATACGACATGCAGAAGTTCTTAGCAGAGTACGAGCTTAAATTCACTTTGGGTGAAGACGGCAACTTCGGACTTAACTAGCCCTTGACTTGAATAAGAGTTACGCGATAATTCCCAATGATGCAAAACTATCCCTGAAGCCCAGCCCTAACCGGTTGGGCTTTTTTGTTTCCGAAAGAAAAGGTTATGACTATGAGTGCAAGCAAAGGCATGAAAATGTTTATCGGGACGAAGATTATTTTGGCTATGCCAATGACTCTTGGTGAGTACAACCATTATCGAGAGTGGACTATTCCTGATAATGAGGACGCCGAATCCCTAGGTTATTTGGTTGAATACACCGACGGTGGTAAGCCAAATCACCCTGATCACGAAGGTTATATTAGCTGGTCGCCAAAAGAAGTATTTGATAATGCTTACCAGCCAAGTGGGCATATGAATTTTGGTCATGCTCTTGAAATGATGAAGCTTGGTAAAAAAGTAGCTCGAGCTGGTTGGAATGGTGGTGGTCAGTTTGTTGTCATGATGCCTCCGCTATATTTGCCTCCGTTTAGCACTCAAGAGCCGGGGCCAAAAGTAAACGACAGAACAGCTAAGTTTATTGGCGAAGATACTCCATTGGACTGTCAGCCTTACTGCGCGTTGTTTAATGCACAAAAACAATGGGTGCCAGGTTGGGTTCCATCACAAGGTGACTTGTTCGCTGAAGACTGGGTGGTAGTCGATGGAAACTAAAGAACCTGTTCAAACCTTTGCTGCAACCATCGTTCAAGCGTACATATTTGCCAAGTTTGGTGAAGAAGCGATTATCCGCTTTTGCAATCCGTTTAAGAACTACGCTGATGTTCGTACTCGTGTAGACAACCACTTCAACGGGCGACTAAAAGCCGCAAAGATGTGCGTCGGTCTAAAGCATAAAGGCACGAAAAGCCTACAGGCGTTTGTATGCAGTTAGATGGTCCAGCGCGAATTACGCTTAAGAAGTATTTGGATGAGCAAGTCGAAGAAGTAAAGAACGAGTTGCTTTTTCCGCATGCTACAGAACTTCAGACAGCTATATTGCGTGGTCGATATGTCCAGCTTGAATCCATGCTGGATGAGCTTGCAAAGCAAGAAAAGCCAACGCAATAGCTAACGAAAGATTAATGAAACCCTGCCAGTCGGCGGGGTTTTGTCGTTTTTGGCCGCTGAAAAGCCGCCTTACCCACGCCGCAGAAATGCCGCAAGGAGCCAATCGATGGAAGTCGATAACAACATAGATGATCCGAACTTCGATGAAGATGCCGCTTTCGAAGCCGCAATCAAAGAAGTTGCCGGTGAATCAACTGCCGTAAAAGAAGATGACTCAGAAATCCTTAATAACGAATTGGATGAAAGTGACGGTGACCCTTTAGGCCAAGAGGGAGCAACTGACGCGATTAACCCTGATGGTGAACAGGAAGTTGATGAAGTTGAACGATTACGTGCTGAGAACGCTCGCTTAAATCACTCTCTCAAATCAGAGAAGGGCAGAAGCCAAGCAGCGACAAAGCGTTGGCAGGGTGTGCAGCAAAAGCTACAGCAAGTAGCCCAAGGTTTGTCCGAAGATCAGTCATTTGAACTCGATGAAGATTTCAAAGAGAACTTCCCTGAACTTGCTGAACATCTAGAAAGGGGGATGGCGAAAGTTACTGAACGTAATAGTCAGTCGCTTAAGTCAACTCTAGACCCAATGCAGAGCCTTATTGATGGAGAGTTAGAAAGCCTCCAAGAGTTAGCTTTAGCAGAAGCAACAAACGCTGTAGCTGAAGCTGTACCGGACGCTCAACAAATTCTTCAAAACCCTGAATTCAATAAGTGGCTCGACTCTCAACCAGCAGGTGTCAAAGGTCTATTCGATTCGGATGACCCGAATGATGCGATTTACCTGCTTACTCAATTCAAAGAACGTCCAACTCAAAGCAAGCAAGTCCAAAGCCGTCGAGAGCTTCAGAAGCGATCGTTAGTATCGGCTGGGGGACGTCCTGCTACGCCTAAATCCGGTGATGACATCGACGATGAAGATGCATTATGGGCAACGGTATCGAAGCAGGTTGATAAAGAGTTCGGGCGTTAATTCATTTCTTTATAAGGTGAATCTATGTCTACTACTTATGGTGATATCAGCCCTCGCGTAGGTTTATACGCGAAGGCTCAATTTCTTGTACATGCAGAACCTATTCTGGTTTTGTCAAAACTGGGTACTACTGAGCCAGTACCTAAGAACCGTGGCGCAAAAGCCAAGTTCCGTCGTGCCGTTCCTTGGGCGCCAGCGACTACTCCATTGACTGAAGGCGTTCGTCCTTCAGCGCAGAAACTATCTGTTGTGGATGTGGAAGTTGACCTTAAGCAATACGGTGCTTGGACTGGTTTAACTGACGTAATTGCAGATACACATGAAGACCCAGTACTTCAAACTATGATGCAGTTGTCTGGTGAGCAAGCGGCGGAAACTGCTGAGATTGTTCTGTGGGGTACTCTGTCTGCAGGTACAGCTGTTGTTTATGCTAACGGTGCGGCACGAAACGAAGTGAATACACCAATTTCATTGGCCAAACTACGTCAGGCTACACGTACTCTTGCTGGTAACCGAGCTAAGAAGAAAACTCGTATCCTGTCTGGTTCATCAAACTACGCTACTCAACCAGTGGAAGCAGCATACATTGCTGTTTGTCACACTGACTTGGAAGCAGATATCCGTGATCTAGCTGGCTTTACTCCAGTGGCGAAATACGGCTCTCGCAGCCCAATCGTGCCTGAAGAGTTTGGTTCGGTTGAGAACGTGCGATTCATTACCACGGCACTGCTATCGCCATTCGCTGACGCTGGTGCAGCAAGTTCAACAATGGTTTCAACGTCTGGTACAAATGCAGATGTGTATCCAATCCTCGTGTTTGGTACCGACGCATACGGCGTATGTCCATTAAAAGGTCGTCAGTCACATGACCTCAAAGTCCGTAATCCGGGCAAAGCTGAGCACGGTGACGAGCTTGGTCAAAACGGTTCGGTTGGTTGGATTATGTGGTTCGCTGGCGTGATCCTAAACCAAGCTTGGTTACAACGTATTGAAGCGGCAGCGACGCAGCTGTAATGCTTCCCTCGCCCCTCTTAGGAGGGGCTTTTTTTATTCATAAGAGAGCAAGATTATGACTGGATACACGTTTATTACTCTTGATGTAAATGTCAAAGCGCCGTTAATTGCACACTTGAAAGACGCATGCGGCGTTGAAGTCGATGACAAAATGACGATCGCTGAGCTACAAGATGCAATTCTTGAGTTTGAAGAAAACAACGGTCTGGAACGTCCAAATGAGTTACTACCTGCTCGTTTGAAAACGCAAGATCCCATTGTTCCTGCTATGACCAACGTTAAGGAAGATGTTTACGTTCCAATCTCTCAGCGTCCTCGTAAAACCGTAATTGTTAATAACAACTTGGATAGTGAAGCTAAGGACGAATACTTCCAGATCAATGAATACAAGATTCTCATTGTATTTGGTAAGCCAGTGAAAATTCCTGATGCCATGATCAACTATATCAAGAGCATTAAGAAGACGGAGTATAAGCAGGAGAAAGATACTTCGATTACTCCTAACGTAAGACCTTGCTACTCGGTAGAAGAAGTAGCGGAAGGCTAAGCATGAACTTCCTTCAGTTATGTAATCGCCTACATAGCGAAATGAACGATAGCGGTACAGGTTTGACCGCTGTCGTTAACCAAACTGGTCGCTACTTGAAGATCGTCAATGCGGTGCGTGAAGCATGGATGGAGATTCAAGACGACTGCTGGGATGTTGAATTCTTTGGTGCTAAACCAGATACCGACCCTGTTGAGTACTATAGTCGAACCGACCCGCAAGTACTTTCCGAACAGTTAGACGTTCCATTCATTCCTGAACAATACCAGTTGGTCATTGTTTATCAGGCAATGAAAAAGATGTCTCTTTCATTGAATGCGCCAGAACTACGAGCGTTGGCTGATGAAGGTTACTCAGAAAAGATGGGTAAGCTGGTTAATCGCTACATGGGCGCGAGCTGGGGCAGTGCACCTGAAGAAGAAATCGAGAGCACGATACCATAATGCCAGAACCTAAGACGCTCTTCGTTGCGCTGCAAGGCACCCTCGATTTAGTCACGCCTCCGATCGCTAAAAAGCCGAGCCATGCCATTACCGCTGAAAACGTTCAGCCTTTATGGGGTGGCGGTTTTGGTCGTATCGAAGGTTATGAAAAGGTCGATGGTGGAGCAGCTCCAAGTGAGCACATTTACTACCGACTTATTCCTAGTGATGTCGTCACTGAAGATATGCTTGATGGAACGGTGGAGATCAACGGTAAAGTCGGGGTTGTTTCGGCTGTCGATGTTGAAACTAACTCGCTGCGAGTTGTCGCTGTATCGTTAACTGGCGTATCGGGTGATGCTGTTGTGATCACCAAAGCGGATACTTCGGTCATCAATACTACTCTCAGTTACCTCATCACGTTTGGCTTTGGTGAGAATGCTGAAGAGCAAGCACAATACTTGGCTGAAGCTCATAAGCTTATTCTGGATAACGTTCAGACCCCAATTGGTGACGGTGTTTTAAGAGGTGTGGTTGACCTTGATGGGCAGTTGATTGCGTTTCGAGATAATGCTGGCCAGCTAGCGGTATCCATGGGGAATACTGATCGCTCATGGTCTGCAGTTCCCGATGTTTACGAAGTGCTGGTGAAAGCAGTGGTAACTCCTGCTGCCTTTGTCGAAGGTGTTGATGTTGTTGTCGATGGTGTGACGGCTAAGATTTATGCTTCCACTTTTGCAGCTGACGGTCAGACAGGCATTCTCTATCTCGATAAGTCTGTAAGCGCGACCGCTGATTTGTCGGTGACAGTGGCTGGAACAGAGCAAGCTCAAACAGAAGGTACGGTTAGTCTCGTTCAATACTCAGCTGGTAAAACGTGGACGTTTGAATATCACAACTTCTACGCAGGGAGCGGCTCTCGATACGCTTACGGTACAAATGGCGATCAGGTCGCAGAGATTCGTCCAAATGGCCTCGTTATTCCTATCCCTGTTTACGATACCCGAAGTGTTACGGCTTTAGAGGTTCACAAGAATCATTTATTTGTGGCGTTTGAAGGTGGTCAGTACGGGCATTGTGCCGTTGGTGAGCCGCTGAACTGGGAAATTCTATTAGGGGCTGAGCAGTTTGGTACGGGTGACGAAATTACCGATCTTCAGTCTATGCCAGGTGGCTATCTGCTGATTGGCTGTAAGAACAGTATTCATGTGTTATCAGGTTCAACTCGTGATGATTGGACGGCTTACACGCTTACAAAGAAAATCGGTATTACTGCAGGTACGTTAACCAGTTCGTTTGTTCCTATCGCGCATACGAATAACGGGTTTATTGATGTCACTCAGACAGAAGCCGTTGGTAACTTTATTGCGGCTGAAATAGAAGCAAACAGTTTGCTAGGGGATGACGCCTTTACCAAGAAGTACACCAACTTCTTTGCTCATTCCCAGAAGAAAGCGCATAACCAGATCCGCTTTTACCAACGTGGTCTAACTCGTCACCTGATTATTCAGCTGCTTTCTGATGGTAAAAACAGGGCCACATTCTTTACCTATCCGAAAGCGCTGGAAGGTGTTTGGGATACCAATGACAACACTTACTTTGCGTTCGATGATGGCTTTGTCTATCGCCAGAATAACGACATCTGTTCGTTTGCTGGTGAGGATATCTATTGGGTATTGCGCCCAGCTTATACGCATACGGGTAGCCCTATGGACGTTAAGTCTTGGCAATCCTTTGAGCTGCAAATGTCCTCTGAAGGTTCACTCAATTTAAGCTTCACGCACTCATTGGATTACGGCTCAATGGAACACGCGCAGTCTCGCAGCGAAATCCAAGGCGTGTTTGGTGGTGGTGGCCGTTGGGACGAGGCGCAGTGGGATAACTTCTTCTGGTCAAGCCCAGACTACGTTACGCCTAACGTGTACCTCAATGGGCATTCTAAAAACATTTCTATTCTTCTGTCCGGTCGAAGCAATTACGAAAAGAACTTCCGACTAGAAGGTTACACGCTCTCTTATATTCCAAGGAGAAGATATCGTGCCTAATAAATATTACGAGCGCAAAGCCGAGCTTAAACCGTTTACAACTGCTCGTTCTGATGATGTTCGTGGTGAATTTGACGGTATTCAAAGTGCTTTTGAAAAGCTGCCTACACCTCGGGAAGATGGAACGATTGGGTTTATGTCTAGGTTCACAATATTAACTCCGACAGAATCTAGTCATCCAGCTACAAAAGCAATGGTTGATACCGAAAAGGACAAGAACAACGAGCAGGACAATCGGCTTGATGGAGCTGAGTCGATTCTTAGTGGTATTGGGCCCGCTGATGAGAGATATACAACGCTTCGTTATGTCGCGACAGATGGGCAGAATGAGCTTGTTCTACCTCTTCAGTTTAAGTCTTTAGCTTATGTGTTTGTGAACGGTGGGCGAAAATTCCAAACAGTGGACTTCGCTTACGATTCGGCAACAAAAACCATCGAGTTTACTCCTGCTTTAAATAGCGGAGATATTGTTCTGGTGGATGTCGGCATTGTTCCTGATGCTGTTCTTGCTGATTTGTTGGCAATACAAAACGACATTGCTGCTCGTCATAGCGACATCATCTCTCGACACAATGACATCGCAGAGAAACATGGCAATGTAGTCGCTCTTCATGACGACGTGGTTTCAAAGCATAACAATGTTGAAACTTGGCATCAGAATGTTCAGAACATTGCTGCGGATTTTGGTGATCTAGATACTTTAAAAAACAGCATTGAACAATCAGAGCAAGTCGCAATAAATAAGGCTCAGGAAGCAAGTGGTTATAGTGATAACGCTGAAAATAGCGCGGTCTCTGCAAGCGATAGTGCGGACAGGGCCGAAGCGGCTGCTCAGTTAGTGGGTGATGTTAAGTATGCTGGCATTGCTATGTACACATCTAAAATTATCAACCTAAACATGACTATACCGCCCAATGTAAACGCGCAATTAATTGGTCCAAAAATTACAGTGGCTGACGGCGTTCGCGTTTACGTTAGCGGCAATTCAGCCTTAACAGTGAGATAAAATAATGAGCGAATTTGTTATTGGAAAGCTGATTGACATTGATAATGAGTCGAATGAAATAAGCGTAGCCGAGCTTGTTTCACTAAAATCTCGATCTGTCTTTCATAAATCAATCACCAGTGAACCGGCCTTTGTTACCAACGGAAGTACGTTAACTGTTAATGGTGATTTATTTGTAACGGTTGGCGATGTAGTTATTAGTGCATCAAGCGGCGCATCAGTCACATTGCCAGCAATGTCTTCTGGCACTGACTATGCTGTTTATGCAACAGCTGATGGTTTGATTGCATCGGATAACTTTACTGTTCCTAACGGTTATACTGCATCTGATTCACGCAGAATTGGCGGTTTCCATTATCAGAATGGAGAAATTAACTCACATTCATTATGGGACTTAAATTACAAGCCTAGTTGTGACGACCCTCGAGGAATGGTAAGAACTGTTGGAGGGTTTTGGGCTGACATCTATTTGCTTAATTCAACTCCTGACGTTCTTGGCACGTCTGCTTACAATGCCGCAATTGCTGATGGTTCTACGCCACCAAAAATACCTATGGTTTGGGGCGGCAATGGCACAGACCAATATTCGACATTCACACAATATATTGCTGCAGAAGTATTAGCAGCATTTGGGAAACGCCTACCTAACTATAATGAATTCACCATTCTCGCCCTCGGCTCAGTTGCAGGCTATGCCGTAGGCGCTGAACCGGCCAATACAACATTCGACGCAAGCGCGCGTTCATCTGTGGGGTGTGAGCAGGTTTCGGGGCATATGTGGCAGTGGGGGTCGGAAAACTGGGATAGAGGCAACGGTTCGTCTGGTTATGCTTTTGCTGCTGTAGATACCAACGGTGAAGGTCAGGTTTATACTGCTGGGACGGATGGGGTCGGCGCCTCGCTTTTTGGCGGCTCCTGGACGGAATCTGGCTCCGCTGGCGCTCGCGCGTCCCACTGGAGCTCCGGGCCGTGGGCCTCGTCCAGTCCCCTTGGTGCCCGGGGCGTCTGTGACCACTTGCAACTTGCTTAACGAGCGAGAGCGAGTGGTGGCTAAACAGTATCGAGATGCAATCATTAACCCCGACCAAATGCATATTATTAAAAAGTTTGATGTTGTGGTTAATTACCTTTATCCAATAATGCAAAATGCTCCCAGATCTCATGGCGTACTGAGAAATCGAATTATTGACTCGCTATTTGAACAGATCGATTTATTCATTAAAGCTGGAAAGTCTGGGCAAAAGTCAAAGTTATACATGTGTGACGCAGGACTTGCCAATTTGCGCTATTTAATTAGATTTGCAGCTCAATCAAAAAACAAACTTCTCACCCTAAAACAGCATCAAGTCGCGCTCGTGCATATTAGCGAATGTGGCTCCATGCTCAATTCTTGGATTAGTAAATCTAAATAAAGGTTAACGCAGATACTTCGCCTCGCTTTTTGGCGGCAACTGGACGGAATCTGGCTCCGCTGGCGCTCGCGCGTCCAACTGGAACAACGAGCCGTGGAACTCGAACAGTAACATTGGTGCCCGGGGCGTCTGTGACCAAATTTTATTCGCGCTAGATATGCTAAGGCATACTAGGCGACCACTACTGTGGTCAGCTGCGTTAACCTGCTTCGGCGAATACATTGCGAGATTTACAGTAGGTGAGTACCAAAAGGGAAAGTCGAACGTAATAACATGGGAAGAAAGTACAAACATCTTATTGGCGACATAGCGAGCTATGACAATATTGTCACTGCCGCAATGAAAGCAAGAAAAGGAAACGCAAATAGCGTTGGTGGAATGGTTTATATGGATTACCTAGAGTCAAACTCATTGGTGCTTTCTGATTTGATTTTGAGTGGAGCATATCAACCCGGAAAGCCTAAAGAATTCTTTATTTATGAGCCAAAACGAAGATTAATTTCAGCCTTGCCGTTTAGGGATAGGGTTGTCCAACATGCAATCAACAACATCATTGAGCCCATCTTTGAATCAACGTTTTACAGGCAGAGCTATGGATGCATCAAAGGGAAAGGTACGCATTCTGGAGCAATAGCCTGTCAGGCTACGATGAGAAGGCTGCTAAAGTCTGGCGATGTATGGGTTTTGAAAACAGATTTCTCAGGCTACTTCTACAACATTGACAGAGAAATATTGCATACAAGGGTGAGAGCAAAAATATCATGCAAACGCACGCTGGAACTTATAGAGAAGTTTATTCCATCCAGCGGAACTGGGATCCCTATCGGCAATTTGACCAGTCAATTGTTTGCCAATGTGTACGGAACTATCGCTGATGAGTGGATTTTGCACATAGCAAAGAGTAAGAACTTTATTAGATATATGGACGACATAGTTATCTTTGGTAGGAGTAAATCAGAAATGCTGGAGCTTAAAGATAGGTTCGAGAAATTCTGTATTGATGAGATGAAATTAAAACTCTCGAAGTGGTCCGTCACTAATGCAAATCAAGGTGTAAATTTTCTTGGATACCGGATCTGGCCAACACACAAGCTGATGCGAAAACAATCAGTAACCACAGCAAAGCGAAAGATCAGAAAATACACAAAAAAACAGCAAGCAGAAAAGCTACGTAGGTTTATTGCCTCATGGCTTGGGCATGCAAAGTGGGCAGATAGTAAGAATTTAATAGCCAAATTGGAGACGCAACTATGCGAGGCAAGGTAAAAATTATTAACTCAAGATCGGATTTTGAAGCAAGTGATTTTACAAGAGACCAAATTATCGAAATGGCAACAATTACCGTTCGATATGACGATGCTGTATATCCTGATGGCTACGATTCTTCGCTAACAGAAGGAGATAGTGGCTACATTGAGCCTGTATGGAGGTTTGAAGAAGAAATAAACCAATCCGTTCTGGATCGGTTTGGAATCTCTGTTTAGAAAACGACTAAACAAATTATTACTCATTTTATGCCCGCCATTTGTGCGGGCTTTTTATTAAGGGACGAATATGCCGAAGTATTTTCTCATCATGTTATTTACCTTGTTTCGAAAAATAGTAGGCCCATTTTGGTTCTGGGTTGTTGTTTGGTTCCGTTCCTACGCTCGCAACGTGGTGTACAACTACAAGCTACAAAATGGACTCTGGCTAAAGCGCTTGCATGAACGAAACCCTACGAAAGTCACTGGCGGCTATGCGTTAGTCAGTACGCGCAGTGTTCATTATCTAGTGAAAGGGAAAGTCTCTGGCTTTGTTAAGTACAGGCGGATTTCACTAATTGAGTATCTGTTTGTGTATTGGTTTATCTGGGGTTGGTTAGATGACGATAGTAACCATGACACACTAGATATTGGCTTTATTCGCAACATCCTAAGCGGTGAAAACAAAAGCCCTGTAGCTATGGCGCTGTTCAAGGAGCAGCTTGAATCCATGGTGAGAAGCGCTAAGCCTGAACAGTTTGGTAATGCGTTTGAATTAGGTGACCACAGAGCAAAACATCCCTTGATCATCTTTCTGGGTGCATGGCTTTGGGTGTGGCGTAATACGGCCTACAACTTTAAATACGATCAATACGAATCTCTTTGTGAAGGCTTCTATAAAGAGTGGTTTGGTTATTCATTTGGTTGGGTGAAAAAAGACATCGTTGGCGGTAAGCAGAACTACACGCTGATGTTCTTTGGTAAACCGGCTATTCATTCACTCGGTATCGAGTAAGGGCAGTTATGAGTATTTTAGCTTCAATGACTTCGGGTATTAATGCTGCAGCAACTAGTGGAAACTCAGATTCAAGTACTGATTCATCAACCACTGATACTACTAATTCGACGACCTACAACCCGCTTGATGTCTCTGACGAAGTTTCAAAGATTACGAATCAGAACTCTCTTGCAATGCGCTCTGCCAAAGCACTGGGAAATCAAGCTGCAGCATCTCGCGGCATGCAGAACTCTACGCTTGGCGCGGAAGCAGCTCAGAGAGCAATGCTCGATGCTGCGTTACCAATGGCTCAACAGAATGTGTCGCAAGCACACAACACCAAAATGCAGGAAGACTCTGTTCGAGCAAATACGGTTGGTGCTTATTTGGATGCGGCCAAAGAACTGCAAACCAGTTTCTTTGATGCTTACAAAGAGATCCAAGCTTCGGAAATCGATGCCGGGCAGAAATCAGCGGCTATTGCCGATCTTTACAACAAGCAACAGCAGCAGCTCAATGCAATGAAATCCATGTATCAAAACTTAGCAACGACTGAATCTGATTGGTCGAACTTTGCTGATCTCATTTCTTAACGGAGACACACTATGGCCTTTACATTTTCAGACTCATTCAATTCAGCTATGAATTGGTTGAAGAGCGATGGTGGTCAGCAAGTCGCTGGGGCGATTGCTGGCGCAGCTGGTAACTATCTCGCTGAGTCTGAGCTTCAGAAACAGAAGCAACAAGATGTGCTTGAGCAAATGAACTTACAACAACAGCAGAAAATAGACTTTTCCAACTACGAGCAAGATCAGAAGAACAAGCTTACTCAATGGGCCGACACATCTAATTTGGCAGGGTTTGATTACAACATAGGGGCAGACCGAAACACGCTTGCAGGGAAAGGTAAGTTGTCAGGTGGCATCCTAAACCGAATGCGAGGATAGTATGGGACGTGATACAGACGCAACTGGTGGTTCAGCCAACGGTTCAAGTAATGATGCGAGTGACCGTAGCGATCGCGGTCATGCTGCTGGTGGTGATGGTAGCGGTTGGGGTAGCGATCGCGGGCGTCGGGATAGAAACAGTAGTCGCATGCGTGAGCAGCGTGAAGCTCGTGAAAGAGAAGAAGCTAGACGTAAAGCTGAGGCCGAACGTAAAGCTCGAGAAGAGGCCGAACGTAAAGCTCGAGAAGAAAAAGAGCGAAAAGCCAAAGCTAAAGCGGAGAAAGAAGCAAGAGAGGAAGCTGAAGCGAAAGCCAAGGAAGAAGCTGGTAGCTTTGGTGGATTTGGTCAGTTGTCGAATACAGCGATGGGATCAGGAATTCTTAGTCGTATGAGCTTAAGTAGTCCAACCAAAGCCCAAGAAAGCATGGGTATTACTTCGGATGTTCAACGCTCACTACCAAGCGGCACACGCATCTCAGACGATGATATGGTCAAAGCAATAGAGTCAGCGAATAATAGTGTTGATCGTGATATCGCTTATGGTGCCGCTGGAACAATTGCAGATGCGGTTGCACCTGGCATTGGTTCTAACTTGGTAGACGTCGCTAAAAAGGCACTGGCTGATGATTCACTTGAATCACAAGCATGGGCAGACAATCTCACAGCGTCCTTGGCTCCAAATATCTTTCAAGCCAATCTTGATAATGCGGCAAAACAAGACAAGCTGTCTTCAGCCGTTAAAGATGAAATGAGTAACAACGGTATCGTTAGCAATGTGCTGGGAACTGCACAAGCTGGCACGATGGCAGGGTTACTCAACGGAAGTAAAACCGCCGCAAATATTGCCCCTGCATTAAGTAATCCATTCACTAACTTAATGAGCAACGTTGCAGACCCAATCCTAGGGAGAGAGCGTTGGAACAGGAAAAATGCTGAAGAGTTAGCTCGCTTAGGTATTGATGTATCGAGTAGCAACATCGACAGCAATAGTATCCGAAGTGACAGAGATTCAGGCCAAGACCGAACAACAGGGATACTTGCAAACATGGTTGCAAAGGGAACTACTGAACAGAGTAACACTTCTCTTGCCCAGCAGCCTGAATTACCAAGCTTTGAATGGGCGTCTGGTGATGATTTCAAATTTAACTACGGAATGGGGTTTAAAAGATAATGCTAAATAAAATGCAGCAAAACGGCCAAGCGCAGATGCAGGAAACATTTAACCGCATTATGCAGAAGAGTATTCAGCAGTCTGGTGCTCAAGTGGACCCTAACGATGTTCCGGGTAGTTTAGGTGGGATCATTGCTTTTGCTATGTCGGCCACTGTTGAAGAAGCGAAGAAGCACAAGAAACAAGTACCTGCTCAGATCGTTATTCAAAGCGCTGTAGATATTGCGCAGCAAGCATTAGCACAGTTCAATATTCCAGAAGAACAAATGGATGAGTTGTTATCCCAAATCTTCGAAGTGGCTATGCAGCAGTTCTTGGCTATGTCGCAACAGTCTTTATCACCTGAAGAACTTGCTAAATATGAGCAGTTTATGCAGATGGTTAGCCAAGGTATGCAGCAGCCGAATGAACAGCCACCTCAACAGCAGGCACCAATGGGAGGTATGTAATGGCTTCAGGTTTAGGTATCTTAGGCAGCATGATGCAAGGTGGTGGTGAAGGTTTTCGTGAGAACGCTCGTCGCTCTATCAAAGCTCAAGAAGATCTAGCTAAAGAGCAACGTGAAGATGAAAAGTACTCTTCAAGAGTTGCAGAACAACGGTCTTATGAAGATGGCCGTTACGCTCAGCAACGGGCCGATAAGTTAGATGATGCAGAAGCTCAGCGTAAACATGACATTGAGCTTGCTAAGCTTCGTGACAAATCGAGCGAGAAGAGTTCAAAAAGTAACACTCTTTTGGTTAACCGTATTAAAAGCTTTGAAAGTCAGGGTTCAAAATACCTAACCAGCATCGACAAGATCGAGACTGATTCATTGATGTCACCAGAGCAAAAGCTGGCAGCTGCTGCACCACTGTACGCGAGGCTAGATGAATTGGTTGAAAACAATCCGGGTATGTCCGAATTTAGCCCTTTGTATGGTTCGTTTCATTCCAGTGCCAAATCATTCTTGAGTCAATTTGAAACTCCAGAGCCGGTGAACAATTCAAATACCCAAACGGTATCTAATGTAGATAGCGGATTTGTTATTCCGATTAAACGAGATGACGGTGCAACGGCGAATGTTTCACCTTCATTGAACCAAGGGGAAAGCGAATATTTACAACGTTCGCCTCAGTTTATCCAAAGAGCCGGTGGAGTTCTCAATCGTATGAGAGCTAACCCAGCTGAAAGTAAGCCTACCGCTGACTTGGATACATTGAGACAGTCTGGTGCAGTGAGACCGTTCTAACGAATTGTTGTTAATTTGAAGTTGAGACTAGATTCATAAGCACGTAAGCATCTAAACTGAGTGCGAGGTTATGACCAAGGATGCACTCATGTTTTCTAAACTGCGTGATTATTTCATTCAAGAACCAACAATGTTAGCTGTTTTCGTTTTTGTAGTACTGTTTGCCTTCGGTGCAATACGTTATCAGTTATCACCTTATTACGACGCTTTAATTGCATACACTGGTGGTGGCTTTCCTGCTATCGCTGAGCTGTATGAGTCAACGAAGTTGGCGATTATATTGGCGCTCCAATAATGAACAAGGAAAGTGAATGTTTAAACTGTGGTCTCTTTCGGTCCTTCTTTTTGCGGCTCTTTCAGGTTGTGCATCAACTCAAGTAACTCCTGATACCGTATCTTTAAAAAACGATCTCATTCTTACTAAGTTAGAAGATAAAGCGTCTGTCTCAGAAGATGTTCATCATTTAGCTACATACTGGGGCAAAAAAGGGAATGTCGAAGCTGTGGCATTAACCTCCTACAAGGATGAGGTTAAACCAACCTTACTTTCTCCTATGAGCTGGTATGCTGATTCTTTCGAAGAACTTCATAAGCATTACCAAGCAAAAAATAACGTCACTCTTCTAAATAATGTCGCTAATCTCGATATGGATTGTGCTGCTAAGTATTCGGAAGCTCAGTCCAAAAGCCTCAGCGAATGCTACTACCAACAAAGCTACATCTTACTGTTCCTAGACCATGCATCTGAGCAAAACTGTGCAACTAGCGTTTTACCTTTGATTACAAGTTCAGGCGTTAAATATGGCGAGTCCGAGATTATTTTATGTAGCAAGGAGTCTAGCCCTAAACAGTTGCAGATTCTTCTAACACCAACAGTAGAAGACAGCAAGCTATGGAACTTCATAAGTAAAGTGTTTCCGAAAAATAATTCATAGTATCTGTGGTAGTTAAATGAAAATTTTTAAATCCGTTTTAGTATCAGTCTATCTTTTGATTTTTGCGGCTTCTTCATTCGCAGAATCTAGTATTCCGTACCGAAGTCCCATAAGAGATATTCAGTTGACATCAACTTCTCTCACAAAAGAGCAATCTTTTTATCAATCACTTAAAAAGTCTGTAGATGTTTGTATGAGCAGGGAAGGAGTCGGTAGTCGTTATCGATGTTACGTTGATTCATTTCCTAAAAAATGTGAAGAAATTACGGAAGATATGTTTACAAAAAACTCTTTTGAAAATAAGAAAAGACACTTTAACTGTGTAAGCACATGTGTTGATGCGTCTTGGTTTGATACTAAGTTTGGAGAGTGCTCAAGAACGGAGTACAAATAATTCATCCTAGTTGCAATCTGCGCGAGTTGCGCGATAATTTCCAATAATGACTAGCCGACTCTCTTGAGTCGGTTTTTTTATGCCCGCCATTTGAGCGGGTTTTTTGTTTCTAAGGATTCCAAAAAATGTATCGTAGCCCAATACGCAGCTTAAACTTAGGCACACAGCCCGACGATTCGGTTGATGAACAAGGCATGGTTGGGGATTTCGTTGACAGTGTTCAGCGTGGTTTCTATCAGGGTATGGCTGGCACGTTCGAAACTATTGACCAGTTAACCGGCTACGGTGGTGGAATGCGTAACTGGTTAAATGAGAGAGCAGATGCACAGGTCTCTGAAATGTCTGAAGCTGGCCAGAACGCCCTTACTCAGCAAATCTTTACTGAAGATGAGAATGGTGATCTTACTTTTGGTGAAGGTGCTCTAAACGGTCGAGCATGGCTTAACTATCTAGGCCAAGGTGTCGGTACTATTGGTAGCTTTCTTGGTACGGGTGGTGCTGGTGGTGCGTTGGCGAAAGGTGGAGTGAAATTACTCGCCACTGCTGCAGGTAAGCAAGCCTTAAAAACTGCCGCGACAAAAGAAGCAGCAAAGCTAGGTTTCAAAGGGAAGGCGAAAGACATAGTAGCAAACGGTGCGGTTAGCGTTGTTGTTGGTAACGGTATGATTGCCAATAGTGAGCGAGAAAAGTACCAGAGCATGTCATTTCAAGACCTGCAAAAAAGCCCGGCATTTTCTGAGATGTATTGGCAGCTTCGTGAAGACCCAAACAACCAACAGTATAGCGATGAGCAAATTGGTGTCGCCGCTCGCAATGCGTTAGCTGAACAAGCAGCGGATAGAGTTTTTTACGATCCTAAGTTAACCGCAGTGAATACCATTGGTGGCTTGTCTGGTGCTGTTGGTGGTCGTGGTTTGGGTATCACTGGCAATATCTTCAACCCTTCAAATAGTCTTAAAGGTGGTTTAGCGAAAGGGTTTGCTATTGAAGGTACACAAGAAGCCTCGCAAGGTGGCGTTGAAGCCCTAGTGTCGAATGAGGTTTACCGTGATTTGGTTGATCCTAACTTCGATATATCTACTGGAGTCGCTTCGAGTGCGCTGAATGAAGGCGTGATCGGTGGTGTTCTTGGTGGCACGGTTAACGGTGCTGAAGGATTTATGGCTGGTCGTCGCAATCGTAATTCGAGTGTGGAAGAGGCGGTTATTGCAGAACCTGTGCAGGCTCCGTTGGCTGACGTTCAACCAGAAGAGTTGAGCCCAGAGCAAAGAGCGGTTGAAGAGCCGATCACAGGAAACACTAATCTAGACGCTGAACTTAATCGCCACGATGATTCAAACAGAGCGGTCAGTGATGCGCTATCCGGTGCTAAGCAGCGTAAGATAGAGAATGAGCTTTCAGCAAGACGAACAGCAACCCGCGCAGCACTTCAAGAAAAAGGTGTATTACCTGAACGTAATGAGCAGCAAAACGTTCTGGATTTAGCACGAGCCTATGACCCTGATCGTTATCAATCTATCTCTCGTGAACTGTCAAACCCTGATATTGACGCCAACCCAGACTATGCGGAGCAGCTTGAAGCCGAGCTATTTGATATGGCTCGCCAAGCTACCGAACTAAATATAGACCCACTTCAAACAGCGATTGATCGCCGTGTTGAGGCTAACCGCCGTGTTGAGTTGGCACCTGATCAGATCTTGCGCCAACGATTGAAGCGCTATGAAGATAGTGGGCTTATTCAGGATGTGGATGCCGCCTACCAGAGAACATTGGGTGTCGAGTCTCAGCCTAACGAAGAGATGGTGCAGGATGATTTGCAACAGCGAATGGATGCTGAAGCTCGTTCTAAATATGGTTTGCCTAATGATTATCAACCAACGGAAGCAGCGCAGCGCGTTCGAGAAGAGCAAGGCATTGCCCTTCGTGATGAGCTGGAATACCAAGACGAGCGCCAACCTGTACAGCCAATAAATCCTAGCGACGGGCCTACTGAAGCGGCACAACGTATCTATCGTGACAATGTTCAGCAAGATATCAATTTAAACCAGCAAAGCATTCCTGCTCGCAGAGATATGGAAGCTGCTCGGATGCAGCAAGAGTCTGACCAAGCAGTTGATCCACAACAACAGCTATCCGATGAAATGCTAAATCGATTGGCTAGCGAGCGTGCATCTAACTTTAGTAACCGTCCTGCATCGATGAAGCTGCGTGAAGATGGTCGTAAACCAATTCGCGATTATGCTGGCATGACTGAAAAAACAAAGGGCATGAGCAAGCGATTGAAGCGCCGTATTCAACGAGCAAAAGGTTTTAATACTAATGCTGTGCTGTCTGAATTTCAGAACCATGAAAAGCGCTTGCAAGCATTCGAGGCAGAAGCCAAGCGCCAAGCGCAGATTGAAGCCGCTAAGCCTGAAAACGTAGCAAGACGTAAAAGCGCGGAAGCGCTCTTTGAAGAGCGGATGACTTCGCCTCAAGCAACCGAGTTTAAAGAAAACCTGATCACCGAGGCGATGAACTCAGTAAATGATATTGTCGATTCCTCTCAAGGTACCGTGCTTGAAATCGATGGAAACGCAGTCAGTTTGCCAGAGGTTAAGCGTCAGCTGGCGAATGGTGTTCGTAACCTGGCGAATAAGTTCATTAGTAAAGAAGCGGTAATGACTGAGCGGTTACGTCGAATCAAGCAGCAGAGAGAGATGCAAAATGAACAGATGCCTAACGTTCAGCCTGATCCTGAATCAATGCAAGAAGAACCACAGCCTCAAGCAGTTGTACAACGTGAAGAGCAGAGTGTTGAAGAAACGCAGGAACCCACTTCGCAAGTAGACGACGCGGAACAGGAATTAGAACTGGAACAACAACCAGAGCTAGATGAAGCAGTTGAACCAACAGAAGAGACGGAAGAAAAACCAGTTGATGAACAACCCAAAGAGAAGATTGAAGACTTTGGCGAAGTGCTTCATGGTGCGCGTAAGCATGAGTGGGGTAAGTTTGGCGATGCCATTAGCCGAGATATGACTCCATCTGAAATAGCCGCAGAGCCGCTATCAAAATCTCTTCCTAAGCCTGATCTCAAAAAGCTGTCTGAAGATGGCGTGTCTAATTACCATTTAGCTTTAATGACCGTTCTACGTGGAATGATCCCTTCAAAACCACGCAAAGGCTATAAGTTGGAACGTTGGAGCGATAGCGTTAACAGTGTTCGACAATTATCCAAGGCAATCATGGATAAAGACAGTGCCTTTGATTCACTGTCACTACACCATTCTCCTATGAGCCAACTGCTAACTAAAATCTCTGATGAACTGACGATCGATGAAATTGAAACCTTGGGTAACTATGAAGCCGATTACTACAACATAGTTAAGCGTTTTAACTTTAAGCGTAAGAAATCCTATGGTCGTCATAGCATTGATGCTGAATCCATTGATGCATTGGCACCAAAAGCAATCGAGCTTATTCGTGCTCAAGCAAGTGACTCGGATTCTAAAACGTCAGGTACCAAGCAACGTGTTGATATGGGTATCTATGTGAAACGTTTCACCGGAGATGCCTTTATCGGGGTGAAAGTGGGTAGCCGTGTTGTTGAAGTGAAGTCGGGCTTTGACAGCACTAAAGAAGCTCGTGTCTACCTTGGAGAAAACCGAACAGCGTTAGAAGATGAAGTCATTGCTCGTCGTAAAGATGCAAGGGAACAAGTTCGTTCAGGTGAAAACCGAGCTCGCGATGGCATTATTGAACGCGAAGGAAATGTTACTCCTGAAGACTTCACTAACGCATTCGGTTTCCGTGGTGTTCAGTTTGGTAACTGGGTTGAAGGTGCGCGACGCCAGCAAGATCTCAACAATGCTTATGATTCGCTGGTGGACTTAGCTAGATTGATGGGCATTCCTACGCGAGCAATTTCACTAGGTGGAAAACTAGGTTTAGCCTTTGGTGCTCGTGGTCAAGGTGGTCGCAGTGCAGCAGCTGCACACTTCGAACCTGATACCTTTGTCATCAACCTAACCAAAGTCTCAGGTAAAGGTTCACTTGCTCACGAATGGTTTCATGCTTTGGATTACCATTTCGGTGATGGTACCAATGTTTCAGGCCGTAAAAATGCGAGTGCAATAGAAGGCCTTCGCCCTGAAATGGTGGAGAAGTGGAATAACATCAAAGAGGCAATTCACAAGACAAAACTTCCAGAACGTTCAAGCGAGCGCGATAACTATCGTTCTAAGCCCTATTGGAATACTGAAGTAGAACTGGTGGCTCGTTCGTTTGAAACATGGGTAATTGAACAGAACTCTCACAACGGTATTACGAACGATTACCTAGCGAACGTTCTTCCCGATAACAACTCTTCAGACTACCCATACCCAACCGCCCAAGAAATGGATCAGGGTATCTCTAAAGCCTATTCAGAGTTTGCTCAGTCGCTGCGCACTGAAGTGGATGCGAAAGGAAACGTCTCACTTTATAGCTTGTATCGAGCATCGGTAAGACCGGTGATCAGCGATCCGAAAAAAGAAGAGGTTCAGGCTTTTGTAAAAGACATTTTCAAAGGTTCACCAGACTTAGCGCATGCAGAAACTATGGTCGAGGTGGTCAGTTCTGAGCGATACCTGCCAAACCGTATTCAGTACCAGATCTTCAATGATGGTGTTGAGGGTAAGGTTAACGGACTTTATGACCCAGAGTCTAAGAAGGTCTACTTAATCGCAGATAAGATCCCATCGAAAGAACATGCAGAGCGATTCATTTTCCATGAGTTGGTTGGTCACCATGGCCTACGCTCTCTGTTTGGTGACGACATAAAGAATGAGCTGGCAAACATTCGCAATATGATTGGTGGTAAGAGTGGTGTACTCAAGCTGGCCAGAAGTATGGGTGTTGACCTTTCTCAGTATGTTGATATGACCAATAACGCTGTCTCAAACAATGAGATTTCAACAGAACAAGCGGATTTCATTCTATTTGATGAGCTGCTTGCTCACGTAGCTGAGCGAAACCAACTTCAATCGGCCGTAGGTAAGTTAATCACCAAGATAAAAGCTTGGTTACGCCGTCATGGGTTTAACACGCTTGCTTCTTACGGCAAGTCTGATCTCATGGAATTGCTAACCAATATTAGAACAAGTTTGAACAATCCACCTCCGACTACTCCACCGAGCGGAAAGTCACGAGTCAATTACTCTTTGAGCGGAGACACTCGCCCAGATGTGGACAAAGTTCTGAACACCAAACAAAAGAATTTGGTTAAGCGAATTAAGGCGGCGATCTCTGGTTTTGCTCCCATTGAAGCTTTAGGCCGCAATAAATACGCCATGCTAACGCTTCGTCAAATGGGTGAAGTCGCTGGGTTTATTGATAAGAACTTGGAAATGATGATCGACGGCTACCAGCAGGAAGTTAACTCGATGATCTCAACTCAGAACACGCTAGCGGAAGAAGCTGCGACGATTTCTGACGAGTTATCTAACTGGGCTAAGAAGAACCGCAAAGCCGCTGATCAGCTTTTTGAGTTTGCCCATGATGCAACACTTGCTGATGTTGACCCGAGTAAACCATTTGCTTCAAGAACGGAAGAGCTGACGACAGAGAAACAACGCTTAGAACGTGCATACAAAGAGTACGGCGGTAGTAACTCTGATCGTGGTCGAGCGATTTACGAAGAACTGAAAGAGGTACGTGATCTTCTCAAGCAAGAGCCGAATCGCCAGAAAGACCACTTGAGGCTTAAACCTATATGGGGGCGTCTCAATGCTGAGCAAAAAGCCAAGTTCAGAGAAATGCGAGATTACTATATCAAGCAAGGTGAGCGGTTTGACAAAGCACTTGAAGAGAACATTAACCGCGCTGTTCAAGATCAGAAAATCCGCAAGGAAATGCTTGCCAAACTTCGCCAGCGCCAAGAGCTGAGAGCGAAAGGACTTTACTTCCCGCTTGCTCGCTTTGGTGACTACTGGATAGATTTTGCTGATAAGAACGGCGAACGCCAGTACATGATGTTTGAATCAAAAGCTGAGATGGAAACTGCGCGTGACAATCTGCGTGATGCTGGATTTGAAGTTAAATCTGGCATGAAAGCACAAGGTAACGAAGGTCAACAAGTGTCACTACCTTTTGTTGCCGATGTGCTTGATCTCATCCGTAGCAGCAAGATGAACCAGCATAACGCTGACACACTAGCGGATCAGGTTTATCAGATGTATTTGCGAACATTGCCCGGGCGTTCACTTCGTAGAAACTTTATTCACCGTAAAGGGGTTGAGGGTTTTAGTAACGACGCTATTCGAGTTCTGGCAGATAATGGCTTTAAGCAATCACGCCAACAAGCGCGATTGGATCACATGGATATTCTCGATAACCATTTGGTTGCCATTAAAAAGTATGCAGATAGCAGCTCAGACAATGCGGAGATTAGCCGCATTACAGAAGAGATGGATAAGCGCCATGAGTGGGTTCGTAACCCTCAGCGATCAGCGTGGGCGCAAAAGCTGACGTCAATTGGCTTTACTTGGTTACTAGGTTTAACGCCAGCTGCTGCGCTGGTGAACTTAACGCAAAACCTGCAGGTTGCTATTCCTGTGCTTGGCTCTAAGCATGGCTTTGCCAAGTCAAGCTACATGATGGCGAACACATCCAAAGAGTTCTTGAGTAATGCGACCGCATTGCTATCTGGTAAGGACAAGAAGCGCGGTTACGGTGTAATGGGTAACTTCCTAAAAGGCGAAGAACTGGAAGCATTCAGAACAGCCGTGAAGCAGGGCGTTATCGATGTAACACAAGCTGCTGACTTAGCCGGTCTTGCTGAAAATCCTAACGCTAAGTATTCAGGTACATGGAATAAGGCAATGAATATCATTGGTTGGGCTTTCCATAATGCGGAAGTGTTCAACCGAGAAGTAACATTCATGTCTGCTTATCGCCTGGCAAAAGAGAAGTTTGGTGATCACCAGAAAGCAATAGACCAAGCCATTAAGGATACGTGGGAAAGTCACTTCGATTACACCTCTACGAACCGTGCTCGATTCATGCAGTCTGATCTAGCTGCGGTTGCCTTGCAGTTTAAGCAATACTCACAAAACATGACGTATTACTTATGGTCGAACTTAGCGAAGTCACTGAAAGGTGAAACGCCAGAAGTAAAAGCACAAGCACGTAAGCAGCTGCTGTCTACCTTGGCAATGACGTTTGGTATTGGTGGCCTTGGTGCGCTTCCATTGAGTGCTTTGGTGATCGCTGCCGATGCAGCACAAGCCGCCTTTGGAGATGACGATGAGCCGTGGAGTGCAGAAGTAGAGCTAAAAGCTATGTTGTCTGATGCGGTAGGCAAAGAGAATGCCGCGCTACTTTGGTATGGCTCTTTACCTTCTATCTCTGGACGTATTTCGCTAAATGACCTTTGGGTGCGCTCTATCGATCGCGATATCGATACCGATGAGAAATACATGGAGTACATCAAACAAGGTCTTGGTCCAGTTGTGGGTGGTATCGGATTCAGCTTTGCACAAGGCCTGAGTGATATTGGTGATGACTTCGGCATCCGTAGCGCTGAGAAAATGTCGCCTAAAGTGGTTAAAGACATGCTCAAGATGGCTCGTTACATCAACGAAGAAGGTGTATTTACTCGTACTGGCGCCCAAGTGGTAGGAGATATGTCGCCTGTTGAGTTAGCTGGTCAGGCTCTTGGCTTCTCGTCTGGGCGTGCCAACATCCAGTATGACGAGAACAATGCTGCTAAGAACTACGAGGCGCATTTAACTAAGCGACGTAGTCAGTTAATGAATGGGTACTACACGGCCTACCGCCTAGGTGACAAGCAAGCTCTGTCTCAAGTTATGGAGCAGATCGCCAAGTGGAACCAAAGTAAGTACGGTCGCATGAATCCTATTACTAGTAAGGCAATTCAAACCTCGATCAAAGCTCGCGTTAAGAATCTGCAGAAAACTAGTTCAGGGGTACGTATTAACGACAAGTACCGTTCGTTGCTCACTGACTATGATTACTTCTAAAGAAAAGCCCCAAGGATGGGGCTATTTGCTTATTTAGAATAGGTGGTTATATCGTCGGCTTATCTGCTCCCGAGAAATACCGCATAATTTAGATACAGAAACTTTACTGACTTTTTCTCCGTTGTTGCTGAGTACATTTATGGCATCAATAATTTTTTGCTCACTAGCTGATGTCCTTATTTTATGCGTGATATATGCCCCTTTACTTGTGTGACTTATGCTGTTGGTTTCTATAATTGTATCTCTAGATTCTATTCTGGCTGTTGCTATGTCGAAGTACTTTTTCTCTTTTTCAATCCCTACAAAAGAACGCCCTAGTGTTTTAGCAGCAACACCTGCGGTACCAGACCCCATACAGAAATCCAATACGACATCACCTTCGTTACTGTATGTTTTGACGATGTACTCGAGAAGAGAAAGAGGCTTTTGTGTTGGGTGTAAATTTGAGTGGTACCTGTCGCTCTTGAACTTAATGACGCTTCTTGGGTACCGCTCTGTTGAGTCATAGAAAGTCTTTCTGACTGATTTCCCATACACCTCGCTACCAATCTCTTTTCGTCCTGCAGTCTTCCTTTCATGGCCTGTTGTTTTTTGTGCGTTATAAACAGGAAGCTTCTTGTAAAAGACTAAAACGTTTTCATGAGCCTTAAGTGGCATCTTCTTCGCGTTAAAGAACCCAGTGGCGTTAGTCTTTTCCCAAATCCATTCGTAGCGAAGCATTGGAAGGTTTGAAGCTCCCAATGCTTTATCAAATGGAGTTTGAGCAAACAGAATAATTGCAGCGCGTTCTTTAGCGATTCGTTTCAATTTAGGCCATAACACATCAAGATCTATTAACGTGTCCCATGCACATCGAGTGGTGCCGTAAGGTAAATCTGCACAAATTAGGTCAATGCTGTTATCAGGTATTTTGTCTAGCAGCCCTAGACAATCACCATGCTGTAAGTCAATCATTCAACGCTCGCTTTGATCATAATAGTGATCATGGTTCTTTCTGGTCAGAAGGTCCCACACGCAATAAATACATAAAGGCCAGATAATCCATAAGATCATGACTGTGTAGAATTGCTCAAATACACTCACTTTGAGGAACTTACTTTTACCTCCAGTTACCCAAGCTGTTCGAATGGTGATACCCATCAAGATCACGCTACCTAAGCAGAGGTACAGAGTCCAAAACCCAAGTGAAGGGTATGGAATGCTTATCGATATCCAATTAATCACAGGTCATCCTCCCAATCATCATGGCTTAGCTCACCAAGGGTTGCGTACAACACATAAACAGTCACACAGGCAATCGCGTAAGCCGTAATTGTTTTGTATTCGCTAGGAATGTTCAGGGAGCTAACAAAGCATCCAGCGGCGATGACTATGATGCCCGCACACAATATGGATGGAATTTTAATTTTGTTCATACTGGTACCTCAGAGCGCAGTTAAACTTAGTTGAAAGACTTTTGCTGGCTTACCTGATATTTCTTTAGGTAGCCCTTGTATTCTCGCTGTCGCTAATACAAGCCCTTTAACTTCAGGCTCTTGGCAATAGCGTTCGCACTGCCTAAATACATCCATCTTTCCCCACTGTTTGTTCGCCTTTACTTCCAGCGCAATGCCAGTTTGCGATAGGAAGAAATCAACGATCCCACTTGGGAACCGCTTCTCTCTTTCAAAAGTGATGTTGTTGTCATTTAGCAGGGATTCAATCTGGCTTTGGGTTACTTTCTCATCCATCACCGAAAAGCTACCAGTTTGAAGAACCGAAAGTAGGTTGTTGATGTCTTTCTCTGACGTGCTTTCCTTATGTTTGGATTCTTTTTCTGGAACCTTAATTCCCTGAGATTCTAAGTACCTTGCGGCTAGCTTTTTAATACGGTTTGAATCTGTTTGCTTAGCTATTTCTCCGCCTCTATACGGGTTCATAATGCCGTGGCTTTGGTCTGATTTCAGACCTAACACATCGATAATTTCAGGGTCAGAGCCAAAGTTAGTAGCAACATAGAACGTAAACACTTCTTTCTGTTGACCATCCCTGTCTACGCGCCCAATGCACTGCCTATGGATTTCGCTAGACCATGCGAATTCACCAAACACAACGGTAGAGCACACGTGCTGAAGTCCATCTATGCCAGCGCCAGAACCCAAGCTCATGATCAAAACTTTGCTGTCACCGTTGATAAAACTTTGTTTGGCTTTTTCTTTTTGGTTCGCTGTCTCTGAACCTGTAAACATTATCGGATTAAGGTCAGCTAACTCACTCATCCAAATGTTATAAACTTCTCTATGCCATCCATAGAGCAATACAGGCTCACCTGAGTTCACAAACATACGTACATAAGCCGCTACTTGTTTTGCTTTAGATACACCTGTCATTTGGCGCATCTTTAAATCAAACTCGCGCGATGCTTGACCTGCTTCGCTAAAGTCTGAGCTAAAGGTTTTCATTGCCAGCTGTTTTGTAAGTTCTTCAAGGTCTGATACTGCTTTGGAACTGTGTTCAACCCACTCAATATGAGGCGATAACTGTTTAGCTTGTTGTCCGACATCTTCTTTAGTTCGACGGATAATCAAACTTTGCTCTCGAAGATATGCTCCTAAAGCGTCGGGATCTTTAACTATGCCTTTATCATTTTTCTCAGTGCACCATTCACGCAAGAATTCTTCTCTAGTGCCGAGAATATCTGGACGAAGTATGCTAGCGATGTTGAATGACTCGATGCCGTAGTTGTAGATAAGACTTGCTGTTAAGCCGACCTTATATGTAACCGCCTGGCATATTTGTTTAGCAGCGTATCCCTTAAGGGCATCCGCACCACGGCGGAGTTCTTGAATTTCATCAAAAGCAATGCCTTTAACCCAGCCTTGGGTAAGTATGTCAATCCAGTGTGGTAGCTGGTTGTATTTCATTATGTAGATGTCGGCAGATGGCAAACTGTAAGGTTTATTTCCTTCAACTTTATGTACATTGGCTTCAATAAACTCTAGTGCTTTCTCATACCATTGTTGGTGAAGATGTGGCTGAACCACGATGACCAAAGGTAGGGCGTCAGGAATTGTCGCTAATCCAAGGCCTTCGATAGTTTTCCCCAATCCGATCTCATCTAGTATCAATGCTGACTTAACAGATTCAGCGAAATCGACTGCAACTGCTTGATATGGTCGTAATGCTTTTCCGTCTTTAAATCCGACCCGATCTTTAGGGGTGTAGTCTGGATTCAATATTGCTTCGTTCGAAGCTTGTTTATCCAGATAAAGGCTGTGTTGAGAGTGAAGATGCTTTTCATCACTGTGGTTCATCTCGAACGGGTATCGGTTCATAAACCAAACAAGATCTGAAGCTGTATCCAATACATCATTTAGGAAAAATGGTGGAAGCTTACCTTGGCTTATGCGTGGGAATAGTTGTTTGAGCCGTAGAGAGACATGAGGCTTTATATCAGATAGCTTCCAGCGGTGATCTTCTTCAAGCGAAAGCTTGCCGTAGTAAGTTATATTTTGGTTGGTCATTTGGTCTTTACCTTGTGAGTTAAAAATATCTTATGAGTCAGCGAAAAGGATGTGCGAAGTTCTGCCGTCCCAATCTTTCTTCATGGGTAGCTTCTTATTGATGTAGTGGCTGTATAGCCATTTCGCCCCTTTCAAAGTCAGGCCTAGCACAGCGCGTGTACCGTTGTGTTCTTCAAAAGAAACTTTGAAATATCGATCGCGATAGTAGGCGGCAGGTTCAAACCCACATTTGGTTTTGATTAAGGCGCCAATGGATACTAAGTGATGGTTTACTTGCTGGATGTTTACGCCGTTCAGCTGCTTACAAAATGCTGGTGGAGTCATTCCAGTAATAAACTGAGCCGCGACTGCGTTACACACACCTTGTAGACGGTTGACTTCAGCTTCAGCTTGGTTGGCTCGTTGAGACTCCAGTTGTTTCTGTTCAAACTCATGTGCCCAAGCGCGAGCCGCTTCCGCAGGGTTGCTAAAGTCAGGGAGATACAAACCTTGGCTAGCTTCCAGTTCTTGCCATCGGTCTACTAGTTTTGAAGTGAACTCTGGTGATAGCTGAGCAACAACTACATAGCTATCACGCTTATTAACGTAATAGATGGTTGAAGGTCTGCCGACTCGAATATCAGGGTTTTCCACCGATGGTGTAAAAGTGATTAAACCTCTTTCTTTGAGTCTTTCAATCGTTCGCTTAACTGAGTCATGACGAGATTGAACTACCTCAGCAATCTCTTTGCTCGACATAGTGAGCACGTGCTGATGTGCTGAAGTTATCGCGGAATGACTAACAAGGCTTGTGGCTGACATACAATTTCCTTTGTATCATTTATGGTCTGCGGATAAATAATACAAAGTCGAATCCTTGTTCGCAAATTATTATGTCTCTTACGTGTCATTTATTTGATGTTAATTGTCCTTTTGATTGATATTAAGGAGCCGTGTTAGCTTTAAAAATCAACTATCGTGTCTAATGGATTGCTGTAAGAAACACATAGAGAAACACAGAAAAGGAAATTGCTTTTAGATAGGTATTTATTTCAATTAGTTGCGTGTTAAATCCTGATTCCTTGCTCACCGCCAAATTAATGTTAAAAGACGCCTGATGGCGTCTTTTTTCTTATCTGAAAAAGAAAGGTACGCATTGCGTACCTTTCTTTGTATCTAGCCTTTAGGTCTGCTTAACCTAAAAACGATATGTAGCCCTGTAGGATGATCAGGTTAACAATGTCGATGAAGAATGCTCCGACAATGGGAACCACCATGAAAGCCTGGGGTGATGGTCCAAAACGGTTAACGATAGAACCCATATTCATTACCGCTGTAGGCGTTGCTCCTAAACCAAAACCACAGTGTCCCCCCGAAATAACCGCCGCGTCATAGTTGCTGCCCATGACTTTAAACGTTACATAATAGGTAAATACCGCAAGCATGGCTGACTGAACCGCCAAAATGACTAAGAACGGAATAGCAAGGTCGAAAATGTTCCACAGTTTAAGGCTCATTAGCGCCATGGCTAGGAACAAGGCTAAAGATACTGTACCCAACATATCGATGGTTTCAGCGTCTAATTTTCGGATTTTAGTGACTTCTAAGAAGTTGGTAATGATGACACCAATAAACAAGGCGTAGACAAAGTCGGGAATCATCAGCCATGAGATTTCATAAGAGCTGACCCAAAGTTCCAAATACTTTGCTCCAGTCACGCAGATAAGTAGAAAGAACAGCTTCTCAATGACTTTCTTTGCTGTCACTTTATCTTCTTCATACTCATTGTAGGTAACCAATTCTGGGAATTTCTCGTGCGTTTTAGAACCTCTGCCGTACTCAGACTCAATGTTATTCTTTTCCACCAGACGTTGTGCAACAGGGCTGCCGATAATGCCGCCGATGATCAGACCAAAAGTAGCCGATGCCATTGCGATTTCGAGAACGTTATTCATGCCATAGACATCTTGGAAAGTCTGAGACCAAGCCGCTCCTGTGCCGTGGCCGCCAGACAACGTAATTGAACCTGCTATCAAGCCCATCAGTGGCTCTAAACCCAAGGCCGTTGCCAGTGACACCCCCACGGCGTTTTGGATGATGATATAGACGGATGCGATAGCTAAGAAAATAAACACTTTTGCTCCGCCTTTCATCAGCTGAGTATAGTTGGCCGCAAGACCAACCGTGGCGAAGAACATCAACATGAATGTGTTTTGTAGTGGTAAATCAAACTCTAAATCAACGCCATAAAAATGCAGTACTGTAATAGCGCAGGCGATAATCAAGCCGCCAACAATTGGCTCTGGAATGTTAAATTTGTTGAGAATTGGCAACTTGGCATTAATGAAATGCCCTAGGAAAAGTACACTGATTGCAACTAAAAATGACTCAAGTGCACTTACTGATATCAAATGATTCATATTGCCCCTTATTCGTGGTTATATTCATCGTTCTTGAGGTGAGAGTGTTATGCGTCTTGTAGGGTAATAGCAAGCCCTTACCAGCATTTTCCGAAAAAAATGATGGCAAATGTAAGACTTTCATCTGTTTTATCATCAGATGAGAAGAAAGGAGTCAATAAATGACCAGAGAAGAGCTTTTAAATGAACTCACGAACGCTGAATGCCTAGACTTAGTAAAGCTCTATCAAGCTAACCCTTCCCAACATTTTTACACTCTGGTCGAACAGCTATATACATTACGTGATGAATACGATTTAACTACTCGAATTTCGAGATTTAAAACAGACGTTGAGAAGCTAACCCAATCACTTGAAGATTTCAATATTGCTCCAGAGCAGTTTAAGCAGATTGCTCAGTCGCTCGATCTTAATCAACGTACTCAAAAGGTGATCCGATTTATGCAAACCCAAGATAACCACATAGCTTTTGCAAAACCTGTCGAACTGGTGATGTATGGTGATTCCATAACAGAATGGGGGCCTTGGCACGATAGTATTCAAGGCGTGACGTTAGCAAACCGTGGTTTGAGTGGCGATACAACGGATGGAATGAAGTATCGAATCGAAAGCACCACCGCCTGTCAGCCAAAACTCATCTGCATGATGGCTGGAATTAACGATTTGTCTCAAGGCTATCGAGTTGACGAAATTATGGAGAACTATAGCCAGATGCTGAACTACTGGCATCAGAGAGATATCGAGGTGTGGGTACAATCGACGTTATTTGTTGGTCAGCGTCTAAACGAGTTAAATCCTCTGGTAGCACAGTTAAACCATGAACTCATCAAACTGTGTAACAACACTGGAGCAAAGTACATCGATTTGAATGCAGTAATATGCCCGCAAGGTGTCTTGCCATTAACATGCAGTGCAGACGACCTTCACCTTAATTCGTATGCGTATGGAAAGTGGCTATCACTATTAACGCCAATGCTGGATGATTACTTTGAGCATGTTTAG